AATCTCCATGTCCTGGCGCTGTAGTGAGCAGACCGGTACGGACAATTCTGTCGATCCGTAAAAATAGAATGGAAGATTCACAAAGTATGTGCGATCCTGTGCAGCGACGGAGCTGTCGAGTTTACCCGTCAGCAGCGTGAGCCCCGTCTGGTTCTCCTCCGGAACCGTTAGATCGTTATAAATCTCGATCATCTCACCGGTCAAGGTTTGTATGAGCTGGCCGCCAATTTTGAGCTCAGCCTTTTCCACGAGATATGTTCCGACCGAGTCCACATAGTAGTAGGTGTTGGGGGCGGGGGTCGTGGCACTCACAATCGTCACGTAAGCGTTCGCCGACACGGTGGTTGAACCCGTGCCAACGGTCGTCACATCGAGGAAGAAGACATTGGAGGTGTTGGTGCACTGGGCCAGGACGTCGATAGTATACGGCCCCTGTGTGCCAATACTAAGAGGGCTGACGGACAGGTAGTTGGGATTAACAGGTCTTGAATCCACGTAATTTTGATAAATGTTTACATTCGAGACGGATGCAGAGGCTGTATCGAAATAAACCATAAATCTGTAGTTTCCTTCTTGGGCGAACTGAATGTTCCCGCCTGATGTCACTGAAATCTGACTCGACACGCCGACCCGTGTGAACATTGTGGTGAAGTTGATAGGGGTGGTGGTTCCCATGGTGATGGACGCGGTCTTGATTCCTGTGAACAAAAGCCCATTGCGTTTGGGGTTGATGCTCGACGTCGCCGTCACGACGCCGAATTGTTCAGTAGCAAAAAATGAATTATTCGTGAGGGTCGCTGCGGCGTCGGTTGCAAGGCTGATTCGGTATTTGTCGTCGGTGTTCCAGACCTGCACGGGTATGGTGAAATTGAGCGTCGGGCTTCGAGATTGGGTCGTTTGCCACGTAGTGACGGGGCCGACCGCCGTGTTGCTGAGGGTCACGGAGAAGATGTTCGCGCTGGTCGTGAGGAGCGTGCCCTTCAGGTGATATAGCCCAGTGCCGGCAAACTGAAAAGTATTTGATATGGGGTTTACATTGAGATTCTGCACGATGCCTGACCGGGTCCAGTTGACGGCTAGATTGGCCGTGGCGTTCACTAGCACCTGGTTCGTATTCAGTTTGTAAAATTCATTAACATCTGTAACAGAAATTTCGGTGCCGAGGCTCGCTGGACCGATGGTCAGCGGGGTCGAGTTCTGCGTCTCGAGATCTATGAAATAGTACTGCGTTACATCTGTGCAGGTGATGGGGATGACTGCGATGGGTGTTTGGGGCATAGGCATGACGACGAACTCGTAGGCGTAGTCGTTCCACGACCATGTGCCGATGGGGTGGCCGTCGGTCGGGGAATGACCGACGCCTATGCGCGTCACGGGATCCGAGACGTTCAGTGTGATGATGAGCATGTAAGTGCCGGTGATGGCGAATCTGAATGAACCGGCTGGTGTGGGGAGGATAAGTGTCTGGACGCCTTGTGGCACACCGAATTTACTGAGATTGAGAAACTGTGCCCACGTGCCGGTCGAGGTGGGCAATATGGAATTGAGGATGACGCTCGTGTATGCGTTTGCCAAATAAGTTTCGGAACTATTCACGGTTGATGCAGAGGATTCAGGGATCCAGCCCGACTGCGCGAGTGAAAAGTCGGCGTAGTTGCCACGAGCACTTCCCGCGCTCACATCCCATTGTACTGTATTTGCAGTAGGTAAACGAGAATAATTTTGAGGGTCGAGCCCCCAGAACACGCCGATGGTTGTGGCGTCGGCCGTGTTCACCGTCACGTTGGAACAATTTTGAAAATAAAATTTTGTTTTTGAAGAATCGTAGAGAACCTTGGTGCCGAGGGGCGAGGCGGTGAGCCACGTGGCTATGGTCCCCGACGAGTACACGTCGAGCGAACCAGGGGTCACCACGTTTGGTGTTGCCAAGTTTCCGTTAAAATAGAGATATGGAAGCGGGCGTTGCTGACCGACCGACAGTCGCCATAGGTAGTTGGCCGATGCGGGGGCGAGAGCAGGGAGGTCCACAGAGAGCATCACGCTTCGCACGAGATCACCCTTGTATGGAATTCTACAGACGGCTTGTGATCCCCATTGAACTTGCCGCCCCTGAAACGGCACGCTGAATGCCTGAAGGCTAAATGGGGTGTGGCGTCTGTAGACTCCCTTGAAGTATGAAACAGACGGCGTCCCTGTGAGATACGCGTCTTGTTGTCCGATGGCAGCGAGCTGCACTGCCCCTGCGGACATTCCTACTAAGTTCAGAGAACTTAATTCCCCCGTAGGGTCCGCGCTCTTCCACGCCCCTGAATTTCACCGTCTACTCCAGGAATGAATATCCAGTTGAAGAAATTCGACCCGAGCAAGATGGCCGACGACAAGGTCTGCGTCTTCATCGGCAAGCGTGGCACGGGTAAATCGACGCTCGTGACCGACATTCTGTGGCACAAGCGAAAGATCCCGTCGGGCATCGCCATGTCCGGCACGGAGGATGGAAACGGACACTATAAGCAGTTCATCCCGGACCTCTTCGTCTATGGAGACTATAACCGTGATGCGGTTGAGAAGATTATAGAGCGTCAGAAGAGGAACGTTGCGGCTGGCAAGGCGACGCCCGTTTTCCTTCTCATGGACGACTGCATGTACGACCGGAGCTTCATGCGCGACACGGTGATCCGCCAGCTTTTCATGAACGGCCGCCACTGGAAAATCTTCTTCATGATGACGACCCAGTACTGCATGGATATGACACCTATGATTCGGACGAACGTGGACTATGTCTTTGTACTGCGTGACAACGTCCGTCAGAATCGGGAAAATCTTTACAAAGCTTTTTTTGGAGTCTTTCCCACCTTTGACCAGTTTTGCCAGGTGATGGACGCCTGCACGGAAAACTACGAGTGTCTCGTTCTCGACAACACATCCAAGTCCAACAATATCACCGACTGTGTATTTTGGTACAAGGGTATGGTCAGGAAGAACTTCCGGTGCGGTTCGCCCGCCTTCTGGCAGTTTCACCAGCGCAACTACAATCCCAAACACGTGGGAGCGACGGGGCCGGCACTGACGCGCAAGCCAGGCGCGTCAGTGGTCCAGGTAAAGAAACTCCCGTCAAAGTAAATGGAGTCATTCGATGCGAGTGGTTCCACTGATATTACTTCATCAATTCCCACGGGACTGCTCGAGGACACGGCGAATAACGAGGAAAAAAACATTGGTCAAAATCAAATGGCGGAGTTCTCCACTTCACTTGATGACGTCGTCCCTCCCGGCCCCTCCATGCAGATGCAGGACATGGCGTTCGGCTCGGTAAATGCCGGCTCCCCGTCGGCCATCGGCGCGCCGCCCCAGTCTCAGCAGCAGCAGCAGCAGGCGGGTCGCAAGATTCCGTTCGGTCTGACTCCCGAGCAGTACATGGCGCTGCTTGCGGGTCTGGCGGCGGTCGTGGCGACCAGCAAGCCAGTGCAGGAGAAGGTGGCTCAGTTCATGCCCAACGTCGAGGCGGGATCGGTCAGTGCCATGGCCGTCACCGCCGCCCTGGCCGCGCTGGTCTTCTTCCTGGCCCACCGTTTCCTCAATTAGCTCTAGGTCTTATGTTTTCGCCACAGAAAGGACCCAGATCACCCGGCGAGTAGAGCCCTCGTTGAGCACAGTACTTGCGAAAATCTTTAAAATTTTTCCAAAAGGAATCCGAATGCTCGTATTCCCGAACTGTCGAGTGACACAGTTCGTGAATGAGCACGTGAACGGCGGTGTTGATGCGCGTCTCGTCCGCCGCATCACCGTCGAGACACAGGTAAATCTCGTAGCCCTTGTTGACGTTGTAGGCGATGGCCCCCTTTGATTTGTTCCAATCGCACATGCCCGTCAGGATCACGGGCTTTTTCACGGGCTCCCAGCGAGGATCCAGTTTGGGGTCGTCACGGACCGCCTGTACGATGCTTTCGTATCGTTTACGCACCTGAACCATCATATCAGGCGGTTTATTGGTCGCCACTATAACTATGATGAGCGCCAAGCCGAGGGCCCAAATGACCCACGCATCCATACTGATACTAGACTACTAATTTTTCCTGAACACAAAGCTCGAGTAGAGGTCGGACACTCGCCAGTTTGGAGTGGTGAGCATGGGTTCCCATGCGAGGCACTGAAAACCGCGCTGCGAGAGCTCCTCGATGAGGACATCGGCGTTGAGCAAGGGCTCGCTCTTCGGCCCGTCCGCATAGAACGGCCCGTCCGTGAGACTGACCCAGAGGCGGTCGTCGCGAATCTCTAGGGTGTTCCCTAGGTCATCCTTGAACATCGCGCCGTTTGTGAGGAGCGCGGCCCGCGCACGTTCGGGCGTGATGCCCATGAGGAGCCCCCCGGGCTTGACGGACCGCCCTATAGCCTCCAACGACTCGTGAAGAGTTTGAGAATTTTCAAAAATATAGTGCAAAGAAAAGTTGTAGCACACGACGTCGTACGGGCCGGACGCCACCGCCTGGCGGATGTCACCCTCTCCGAGAAACCACACACCAAAGTTCATGTCGAGAGCGCGCGCCTCCGCCTCGGTGAGTGACGCGGCGTCTGGGTCGATCGCGGCTACGCGTGCGCGGACCGCCTTCCACTTCCACCAGTCGCCTCCCCGACCACAGCCGCAGTCGAGCACGAACGAGCCGGGCTTGACCCATTTTTGGATAAGCTGACGTTTGCGGTCATTGTGCAACTTCCTAAGAGCCTCCATTGTATGTACTTAAAAAGATGGCTCACTGTATCTCTAAATGGGTTCTCTCGAGCAGGACTACCTCACGGTCCCAGGACAGGTTTTCGCATGCGTCTCTTTTGTCGGCCCGGAATTGCCCCAAAAAAATGATCAACTGGGAATGAAGATCCGCGGGTGCTTCGCGACGCGTGATGAGGCGGCCACGCACGCAAAGCGTCTGCAAAAGGAGGATGCTCTGGTGGACATTTACGTCGTGGACATGTACAAGTGGCTGCTGATCCCCCCTGATCGCTCCAAGATTGAGGATGCGCACTACGCCAACGAGAAGCTGGAGGAGATTATGACCAAGTACCGCGAGAATCAGGCTCAGGCTGCGGCGATGTTCGAGAAGCGCAAGCGCGACATGGTGGCCAAGCCGATTGAGGGCTCGGACACGCCTTACATCGAGCCAGGTGACGAGAACTCGCGCTTCTACAACAAGCCCGACGTTCCACCGATTCCCCATCCGGCCGAGGTTCTTGAGCGTCTGCAGAAGGAGTTCCCCGACAAGCCGATCGAGGAGCTCGTGAAGATGGCGGACGACGAGGTGGCGGCCGAGATTGCGAAGCGCGAGGCGGAGAACAAGCCCAAGATCGAGTTTGTGGATGGCGACGGCAACGTGGTCCCCCAGTAAATTAATATCAACCTAAAATATTAGATGGCGGTGATTCTCACCGTGATCGCCCTCCTAGTAGTCCTTTGGCTCATTTCAAAGGCCTATCAGGTTCTTCCTATGTTAAAGACGCCCGCATGGGAGTCCAACGAGGCGCGCACCCCATTTTATGATGCAGAATTCTTAAAGGAAACAGACAGCCAGCGCCGCGAAGGGGCCTGGGTCGGATTCCTGCAAGAGGATGTATATGCCAAAAAGACTGGCCCCCTAGGGGATTTTGTTGGTAATGATTCACCGAGTGGGCGCGCGCCCATGTACTATTTCGTTACTGCCTAACGTATTGCATGATTTCCAAGACGAGATTCTTTGGCAAGTTGCGATAAAGGGCGTTCACAGCGGCGGCGTTTCCACTGCGTGCCATATGAAGAATGGATTCGGCGGCTTGGCGAGCCTGGTTCGCGGTCACCAAACCAGGCCAATGGTAAGTCGTTGTAAGTCTTCTGGCCAATGCATTCACATTAGCAGATCTATTACGTACGTTGCGCCGGGCCGTCACGACCGGACCCACCGCCGCGTAGTGGGCCTGGCGGGCAGCCTGGCCTTGAGGAGACGCATAAAAAGCCGCAGACCGCGTGCCGGTATGAGGACCGTAAGCCGGTCCGTACGCCCCAAGGGCCGTGCGCTGGGCATTGACCAAACGTCCGCGCGCCTGCTTCTCCGCGTTCATCGCGGTGGCGAAATTCCACGGAGATGCCATTAATAATTACCTATATATTTTTACCTTGCACGACAATCGGTCTCATCGAGACGATGATGACACCGATGACGATGCCGATGGCCAGGATCGCAATGGGGTTCTGCATGAGCTCCTCAAATTTACTTTTTTGCGGCGGCGGACTTGCGTACTGGAGCCACGGTGGGACGCTTTGCTGCTGGAGCTCCTCGGGACTGGGGCTTGGTTGTCTCTCCATCGGATCCATTATCCTCCTCGTCACTCTCGCTTTTATCTTCGACAATAAAGTCATCCATCTCTGAATCAGCCTCCTCGTCCTCCAGTTCAGAATCACTGTACTCAATCTCAGAGCCCACGTCGGACTCGTCCTCGTCATACTCGTCGGTCGCGTAGTCATCCTCGACCCGCTCTACAGGCTCGTAACGCACCGGAGGCTTGGAGACACGGCCGGAGCGCGTGCGCTGGACCGGCTCATTGACCGTGGGATCTGGGGTCGGGGAATCCGTTGCCGACGGGGGCTCCTGTCCGGTAGTCATCTATAGGTTGCAATGGGATCGTATCGTTTAAGTACTTTGGCCTAAATTGAATTCCTTTGGAAATTGCAAGCTGATTTGCGATCACCTCGCCCTCGTAGCCCAGGCGATCGGAAATCTCGTTAATCTTCTCTGTGTAATTCGTGTTCATGAGGCCGAGATTGCGGAGGTGCTCAATGGCTCCGTAGAGGTGCGCAGCCCGGTCAGGATTGGCGTCGAACGCCCGCAGCTCAGTCAGAAACGACTTCCACTCCTGCGGATCCAGACCCGAGTACGGGTGCGCCTCCAGTTCGAAATTCCTGAAACGACCCACTCCAGGTCTTGGGAAGAAGATCAATAGCACTGTGACGAGGAGGACTAGCCACACGAGCACCTTCATTACTAATAGAAGGAGGGAGAATATGTTGCCGGCCTTTGAACCCATCGCACTCCTCATTTAGGCATACCTGCCGAATTGTGCCGTCTAGAATCCAGAACCACACATGATTAGACTTGTGCAGACCCTTGATGCACTCGCAGTACCGCGAATCCGTCTCGACACAAAGCCCCTTGCCCTCGCCCTTGCGCGTTTTACGGACCGCCTTGACTCGCGCCGTGTTCTGACCCTCGAGATTCGTTCGGATGAACTCTTCGAGCCGCGAGTCACTCGGCACAATGCACCCCGGCGCCGACGCCACCCTGCGTATCTTGGGCTGCTGCCCCCCAGCCTGCCCTGGGACCCGTACGGCAAAGAGCTTTAGGGTCTCGGCGCTCGGTACGGGTGACAGGGCGGTTTCATTCGGTACGGAAATCCATGGAACATAGGGCGCCCCTTCCGGCTTTTTGTGCGACCAAAGGCACCGCAGTCCCGACCCGCCATACACACTCGAATCTATAATCTGGGCCCATTCATCGCCGTCGAGCTCGAGGAGAATTTTGGTCCTTAGAGCGAGCGCCTCTTGACGCGTCACGCACAGATCGGGCCAGTGCAGGTGAAATCCCGACTTGATCTCATCCTTTACCCTCCTGGGTGGTGCGCGCGCCACGAGACACTGACCGTGTCCGACCGCTTCACAGATGCGCCTGCACAACTCGAGAGCATCGGCATCCGTGAGCGCCCGCTCCGCCTTGAAGTCAATATCAACAAAAAATTTAAAAATTTCCGTCTTTTGTTCAACGACATAGAGTCGGGTCCCGCACGCAATATCCGCCAGGTAAGCCTTGTAAAAGGCGTCCAGATCGGCGTCGGGCACGTGAAGCTGCCCGCCATCCATGAGGACGTGCGTTGGTGCGTCCGTACCCTTTCTCGTCCATCGCTTGATGAACATGATATTCAAGCGTTCCTAATCTCTATCAACACCAAAAAAGGCGTCGAATATCGACTGCACGAGGGGCTTGAAGGGCTCCTCTACGGGCTCGGGCTCGGGCTCGGGCTCGGTGACCGGCTCTGGCTGCTCCCTGGACTCGACAATCTTTTCAATTTCGTGGTGCATCTTCATGACGGTCATGGTACGGGCAAGCGTCTCGGGGTCAGACCCATCCTGCCGGAGGTCGGCGAGGCGCTTGGCAATGGCAATCTTTGACTGCGTCATTTCTAAATTTTGAAAATTTTTTAAAAAAACTTTACGGGCGCAAGAAGAACGTCTGCTTCTCGGGCGCCGCGAGCACCTGGTGAAAGGCGGGATTCTTGATGACGTGGGTCCTGATCATCTCCCACAGGTCGCGCCGCTTTGTGATGCCGTCGAGTGTGTCAAATTCACACCCGTCATTCTCGTCGTAATTTTTGCGGAACGGCACCTCGCGCCCCTCCATCTTTGATTTTTCTTCGTTGAAACGTTTCACAATATGAGACTGCTCGCCGTTCGTGATGGGCATCTCGAACACGTACACGTGGTACACGTTGTTGACGCCCTCGGCATCTCTGAAGGAAAAACTGAAATAGGAATAACTTCCCTTTTTCAGATTTATGATCCCACGGGTCTCCTCCTCGAGTTCGCGGATGGCGCATCGAAGAGGGTTGAGAATTTCCCGACGCCGGCACCCACCGGTGACGAAGGTCCATTCTTTGTACCGCCGATCATGAACAAGTAGAAACTTTGGGGGCCCGCCTTCACATTCCCGGGTCACCGGGACCGCTATGCTTTTGTGGCGTTCCATCGGATCCATGACCCGTCTCTACTACTTCCTGATCAAAATAATTCGCAAGGTTTCGCGTGCTCGGGTCATAGCTAATCAAAAACACGAGACCGATGAGAATAATCCACGGCCAAATTTGACCCATATTTTAACTAGAGAAACTAATTTGCGTAAAGTACGGATCCCATCCCCTTCTGGATCCGCAGCACGTTGTAGTTGACCGCGTAGATGTAGGGCTGGTTGACCGCCACCGTCGCGAGGCCGCGCAGACCGTTGGTCAGGCCAACCGGGGTAATCAGGCGGTACGTGTCCAGGCGGGAGAAGTTGAGCGTGCCGGTCGGCTGCAGCTTGGACGTGTCCAGGCAGTACGGGATGACCGCCACGTTGGCCAGGGCCGAGTTGTGCACGTAGCCGTACTGCGTGTGGTAGTACTGGGCAATGTCCACGTGGGCGGGCAGGTGGCGGGACTCACCGACGTCCACACCGTTAATCTGCACCTTGAGCTGGTAGTTGGCGGCGGTGGCCGAGGCGGCGCCGTTGGTGCCGTAGGTGACGCCGTAGTTGACCGTCTGGAAGGCCAGGAACTTGATGGGGTGGGCCAGAGCCAGCTCCTGAACGGGCTGGCTGGAGATGGGGATGCGCTGCACCTGCGTGATCAGCATGTCGTGCGCATTCTTGGCGAAGAACTCGCGCTCAGCCTGGTCCAGATACACAAAGTTGGCCCAGGCCAGGTACTGGATGCCCGCGTAGGTGGCGCCGGCAGCCGCGGCCGTCGTGCCAGTCGTGGTGTTGCCGAGGGCACCCGACCAGGTGATGCGCAGCTCGACGTCGTGGTACTGCAGGGCCACCAGGGGCAGAGACGCCGCCCAGTCCTTGCAGAAGAAGAACTTCAGGGGGTAGAAGGTGGCCTGACCGTTCGTGGGGTTCTGCGCGCTCGGGGTGCCGTTGTTCAAGTAGCGCTGGTTGGACGTCTGGGCACCGGTCACGGGCTCGACGTCCGTGCTGTACTGGTAGTCCTGTGTGTCGATGACCTGGCCACCGATCAGCAGCTCCACCTTGTCGATGACGTTGGACCAGTTCAGGTTGACCACGGGAGCGGCGTTCGAGTCGCGGGCCATGAAGTACACGTAGCTCAGCAGATCGCCCTTCTTCTCGAAGCGGATCGTCGAGACGGAGCCGGCGGTCGGCTGGCCCTGAATCAGCTGACGCTCGTTCGTCGCCGCGTAGTGGGTGTAGCGCTTGTAGTTCGAGCGGTAAAATGAAACTTCCGGCTTGCCCGACAGCCAAGTGTCCTGGGCGCCAATCGAGACGAGCTGAACAATGCCTCCGCTCATTTTACTATCTGATCGAGGTTTTTTTTACTGAGGCTGGCGCGGTCGCCAGTCTAGACCACGGCCAGTGACGGGAGGGCGATGGGATTCTTGTTCAACTGATCCCGGGCAATGTTCAGATTATTCGGAGCGGCAAGGGGGTTCTGCTGCGTCTTGAACTGATTCAACTTCCAGTAATCAGCAGGCTTGTAATTCTGGAACCGGCCCCCGTTCATGTGGGGCACTGGCACCGCCACAGACTCGGGACGCAGGTTGGTCATGGTGCCCGCCGCACCCTGAGGATCGGCGCGCACGTTCATCCGGGCTGGATTGGCGGCGCGATCTGGGTTGACGCGATTGCCGGTCGAGTGAGGCAACTGGCGGTCGGTCAGGCCGTTGTATGGCAGGTACACGTTCCACTGGCCCGGGCCGAACTCGAGCGTGTCGCCACGCTGGCCCGTCTCTTGGCGGTTCGTCGTCTTGCGCGTCTTGATGTTGTCGGGACGGCCCTCGTGAGCGAGCAGCGCGCCGCCCTGGCCCTGGCCCTGATTCTGCGAGGGCGCGCGCGTCCACGCCTTGGTCGTCTTGGCCTGGTGAGTCATCTGACCGTTGATGAGCTGGCCCTGGCCCAGGACGGTGCCGCCCTGCTTGACGAAGGCGTCCGAAGGGCCCTTGCCGCCCGGCAGGGTCACGAGCTTCTCCTCGTTCACGTTGTTGGGCAACACGCGGAAATACTGCTGGAAGCCTCCGATCGCGGGCACCTTGGAATCTACGCCCAGACCCGGCCCAACGTTCATGCGCTCAATAGGCTGCAGGTTATTCATTTTGTTCGTCACATTCTGACGGTTGTAAAGATCATACACGGGCTGGCCGAACGGAAAGCGGTTCGCCTGCGGGCTCAGGTCGCCAAATGCCGTCACCTCGCGCTTGGCACCCACCTCGAAACCCTGGAATGACCGGCCCTCGCCACGTCGCACCTGCATCTGGGCATCCTGCTGGGCAAAGTTTTTATCAGACTGAATAAGATCCCCACTCGTAATCTGGTGAGGAGGTTTTGCTGGAATAGTGGTTGCCGGGGATGAGTCGGCGCTGAAGCGCTGTCCGGCAAACACAAGACCGACCACTGCTGCTAGAGCCAGTGGATCCATATTACTTTTACTTTACTTTTATTTTTGAGTGCCTCCGTCTAACCGATATAGGGCCGTCCGACCGGACCGGACATGGCGGCCCACGGCGCGCCGTTCGGATTGCCGACCGCGACGGGGGGATTGCGCTGATCGAAGCGGTTATTCTGATCATTGCTGTACGTGCTGACTGGGTTCCACGTCAGGACCGGGAACGCATCGCGAATGTACAAATTCGGAAAATCGTTGGGCTTCTCGTTGTAGTAACGGTTCCACCGCTGGGTAGACTGGGAGCGCAGCATATCGTCGATGCGCACCACATCATCGAGGATGATGGTTGCCGGTCCCTGCCAAACCTGCTCCTGGAGCGTGATGGCATCCGTCTGCAGAGTGCGCCCCATAGTTACTCTAGTCGCAGAAAATTACCGGCCATTGCCCGCCCGCATTTGCACCCGCTCTGGGAAGTGGAAGCGGTCTGAATCGACGTCGCATGAACCAGACCCATCCTTGCAGAAGGGGCCGAATTTGGGGCCGAACGACGCCTCGGCGAAAGCCGTCTGGTCGTTGGGTATGGTGCTGCTGGGGGCGGTGTAAAAGTTGCGCTCGGCATCACGCTTGCGCTCGAATGGGTGGATGAACTCCCAAGCCTGGGCCACCTCCTGCTTGACGCTCGGATACCACGCGGCCGCGGGACGGTCGGGGCGGTCCGTGTAATCCGTATAGAGCACGTTCGCCATGGGGTTGTCGATCGTCGGCATGGTCACGGCATCGCGGCCGTACCACGGCGTGCGGCCGTCACTGAACGTGGGACGCAGCTGGCCGTCTGGGATCATGTTGGACGTGTACAGAAAGTAGAGCACCGCGAGGACGAGGATGCCGAGCGCCAGAATACGCGCGTCGCGCTTGATGAGATACAGAATGCACATGGCGTAAACGATAAAACGGGTCGTGGCCGCAACGCGGTCCTTGGACGACTGCATGGCCGTGGGCCAAAACTCAAGCATCTTGTCGGATCTGAAGACTTCGCGTGGATCCATCTCTACTTGTTGCTTTCATTTTTTTACAGCAGGGGCGGCGGGCCTCCTGGCTTCTTGCCGGCGGGGCGGCGGCGAACCTGACGCTGACCGGGGCGCGCGCGCGATTGGGACGGGCCCCCCATGCCACCGAGAAGGGCTGCAAGAGGGTTCTCACCGCCACCACCCATCAGACCCGCCATCAGACCCTGCATGGCTGCTGGATCGAACGCACCGCTCTCGGCGCACTTCTTGGCTGCGTTCTCGATCGCCTCGAGCGTCTCTGGAGGGAACATGGACAGGGTCACACCCAAAATGTGCAGCGTCTGCATGTACTGCCAGATGGCCGCCTTGGTCGCCGGGCTAGTCTCTGGTGTCCAGACCTTGTGCAGGTTAATCTCCTTGAGAAAATCAATATCTTTCGCATTTTCCAGAAAGAACGACTCATCCTTGGCCATCAACTTCGCCGAGTGGGGGCCCACGGACTGCATGAAACCCTCTAGGGTCACACGCGGTGTGGCGACGCGCGCCACCGAAAAACCCGCCTGGAACTTCTGGATGCTCTTCTCTTCTGGAAATGTGAGGACGAGCTCGTTCAAAAACTGGCCCATCATGTCATTGAAGGCGTCGAGCGAGCTCATTAATAAAGAAAGTATCTAATTTTTTAAGTTGAATGGCGCGCCATTCGAGTTTAGAACGGTTCAAGACTTACTGACTCGCGCTGACCACACCCTTGGCTCACGACCAGATACACAAGGACCGCCACGAGAAACGCGGGCTTGGCGTACTCTGAATTGGGAACGTTCGTCTTGCCGTTCATCTTGTTCCGCGAAAACACGTAGACCATAGTGGCGGCGGCCGCGATGAGGGCCGCCGACCATGGTTGTCTAAAGTAATGATCCATGTGTTACTACTCCTCTAGACCTTTTTTCCCAACCTCGGGCGCGTCGGGAAAGAGAGACTCCTTGTGGACCGCCGCGGGCGTGACGGCGACCATCTTGGTGCCGCCCGGCGTCTCCACGGGATCGGGGAGTTCCGAAGCCTGAATGGTGCCGGCCGCCATCTCGGTATTCTCGGAAGCGGGCATTGGCATGGTCTCCTCCTGCTCGATATTGTCAACGGCGTCGAGCGCCTCGTCGACTGGCGGGCGCTCCTCCTCCTCCGCAGCCCCGCCGTACCCGTCGTGCTCCATCTCGAGATTCGATTCCTCCTCGGGCAAGGTGAGGTACGTATTGAGAATCTCCTCGGTCGGCACGAGGTTCTCGATCGTGTCGCGGATGCACTTTGTGAAACGCGTGTTCAGATCGTTGCGGCGCTCCGTCACGGGCTTCTCCTCCGTGATGATAAATGGGTCCTCGTAGATGTCCCGGGCGCACTCGATAAAACACGTGTGCACAAACACATCGTTGCTCGGCAACTTCAAAGAAATCTTTTTGCTTGATTTATCAATTCTGATCGAGCTGAGAATCTTGACGTGGATGACGAAAACGGCCGCGATGAGCCGAGGGAAAAGCGGGCACTCCTTGATGATGTTGGATACATGCTGCTTCACCTTGACGTTCGACCATTCACCCTTCACCTTGCGCAGGTTCTGGCGATAATTCTCAACCACCTTGCGGTCCTTATTCTCTTTTTTCGTGTCCTCCCAAATGTCCCAAAACGTATTGATGAGTTCTGGAAGCATCGCATCAATGAGCTTGCGCGAGAAGCGACGCTCGGCATCATTGAGCACCTCCATTTAGTACTTCCCGAGTTTTTTTAGGGACCTGACCGGCCGCGACCTAGCACCTCTTCGCCGTTCCCATCCCCGCATCTTTCAAAAGCTGCTCGAGAGGACCGGTGACGGAATTCACCTCGTGCTGAACGGTGATGGCGGTCTGCTTCTCCGTACAGCGCCTCCATACGCATGTGAAATCATTCCATGTAGTTTCGCTCATGATGTGAAATGTCTCGGCCACTTCTACGGGCCATGCTGGTTCGAACCCAGACCAATACGCAAGCGCCTGTCCCGCGTCGGAGAAGAACCGCCAATTGTCACCGGGATGGGCGTGATAGAAGCCGCGGGTGGGCGCGTTCACGTAAATATACCCCCCCACCTTGACTACCCGAGCCATCTCCTTGAACGTCAGCCAAAAACACGGGTCGTGCTCGAAGCACGAGGTTGAAACGGCAAAGTCGAAAGACCCGTCGGCGAAGGGCAAAGGCTCACCCGGTACTACAACCACATCCACACTCTCATGCGGATCTATATCCACCGATGTAAATTTCATCTTTTTATTTTGAAAAAATTCTCGAAGACTGCCGCCCATGTCGCGCCCCCCAATATCCACTGCAGAGCCCCCCTCGAAGCCATACGCCTCTACGAACAATCGCCCCGCATTCATTGACGAATCGTGCATTTATATATTTCTATATTATTCACGGCCCGTATAGACGCAGAATCTCCTTGATGAGATCGTGACGGCGAATGTCCGACTCGGTGAACTGAACAACCTCAACTCCCGGGATGGGCGACTTGGCGAGGCGCGTTACGAGGTCCAAGAGGCCATTATTATCGAATCCTCGGTCGTGCTGGCCCGTGTCACCCGTGATGATGAGCTTCGAATCCTTACCGAGCCGCGTGAGCACCATGCGCATCTGGTTGGGTGTCGAGTTTTGCATCTCATCGGCCAAGATCCACGAATAGTCGAACGTACGGCCGCGCATATAGGCCAGGGGGCACACCTCAATCTTCTTCTGCTTGGGCAGGTTGAGATAGTCCGTCATCGGTGCGACCCACGGCTCCATCTTCTTATTGATATTTCCTGGGAGGAAACCGTGCTGTTCATCAACCGACACGGCCGGGCGAGTCATGATCACACGGTCGTGGCGCTGGCTTGCGGCCGCCGCCTTGCACGCCATCATCGTCTTGCCCGTACCGGCGGGCCCGTGAGCCACGATGATCGGCACGCGCGTATTCTCAAGGAGTGCCTGATAGATGCGGTGGTTCATTATTTATTAATGGCCCTTAGACCTTATCTGCTGAGCAGTTTTCTGAAGGTTCGCAAGACTCGAGAAAAAGTCATCACCCGAGTCACCTTCGATCTGGGGCTGGATCGGAGCTTTAGGGGCGGGCTTGGGACGCGCAGACTGCCACGTCACTATGAACTGCCCCGACTCGAGACCTTGACGGACCGAATAGCCCGAGATGACCAGTTGGCGCCGAAGGTACACTATGGCCTCATCAAATGGGTACATGGGGAAACCAATCACGAACGGAGGGACCACGAGGGTCGCGAATACCTCCCGCCGTTCCGACGCGGCTTTTATTTTTCTAGAAAATTGTTCTAGAATTGTTTTGTAAGTCTCCTTCCTGAGATTACGCCTGGACTGCTCCTTTTGTGCAATTTCAGATGCACTAATCATCCCTGTTACTAAAACTGGACTTGTTTGCCAGGAAGCTGACGCGACGCCGCGAGGACGCTCGTGAGCTGCTCATTCAGAGCCTGGTTGATGTCGTCGTAAGCCTGGTACTTGTCGGGTGCGAATGATTGGAAAGGACCGCTGCGATCTGGAGAGCTCGATGTTGTCTTTGACAGGATCTGCACGCCACCAGCTGGCGAGACGCCAGCCGTCACGTCGTACTGGACACCGAAGAATCCGCGCGTGTCCAAGAACAGCATGCGCACGTCGTAAGTGATGCCGCTCTGGGCGCCCGACTTGGGCGTGATGTAGATGGTCTCGACGGGCTGCAGCCAGGGCTCCTGCTTCTGCAGGGCCTCGATGATCACCTGGATGACGCTCGGGGGCACCTGTGGCGTGGTGGGCTCGGCAAACCCGGAGGTGACCGAATTATTGTTCATGAAAAGAATTCCGAGGATCGCGGCGACCGACCCGAGGATCACAATGTCGGCGCTCATTTACTTGATGCGTTTAAAAAAAATGAACAAAAGAAAAACAGATATTAAGATGGCCCTCTTGGTCTTCAGTGACAAGTGTCAGTACTGCTTTGATGTTCTGAATATAGTCAAGCAAAACCCGAGTCTGGGGCAAATGCTCCGCTTTCACAACGTAACCACACAGGGTCGCCCCAAGACGGAGAAGGTGACGCGTGTGCCGACGCTCATCACGGCTGACGGGCAGATTCTTGTCGGGGCCGAAGTGAAGAACTGGCTCGAGTCCATGATTCCACAGGAGATTGAGATGTGGGAGGGCTCGGGTGTGTTTTGCGCGACGCTCGATGGGGGTGAGGGCGGACCGGACATGTTCAGTCTCGACGCCTACGGATCGTCCATGCAGCCCCAACTGACCGCAGAACTCAAGGATAAAATTAGTAAAGATCCTAAAGAGGCTTATCAACTAAAGAGTGCAAACAACTGAAACCTAATGCACCTGAAGACCATCCAGGCCTCGGCTATTAAAGGGATCTTCGAGGTCCTCAAGGACATCATCAATGACGTGAACGTCTACTTCACACCGATGGGCGTCAAGGTGCTGACGCTGGACACGGCCCGTGTGACGCTCGTCCACATGTTCCTGGCCTCTGAGAACTTCGAGGAGTACACGTGCCCTGCAGAGATTGCCGCAGGTCTGAACATGGCCAACACGTACAAGTTGCTCAAGTCGGTCGGGCCGTCCGACACGCTCACGATGCGCATCAAGGACACCGACTCGCTCGAGTGTGTGATTGAGAACGCGACCAAAAAGTCCAAGACGAGTTTCAAGCTGAAATTACTCGATATTAATGAGGACATCCTCGAGGTCCCGGACATTTGCATGAACGTCATCACGACCCTGCCGAGCATCGACTTTCAGCGGATCGCGCGAGACATGGGCAACTTGGCCAACGACATGACCATCACACGGCACGGGACGAAGCTCGAGCTCGCCTGCCGTGGGGACTTTGCGGATCAGGAGACGGTCCTCGAGTTTGGGGATGAGGTCCCATCACGGACGAGCGCCACGTACAACCTCAAGTACATCAACCTCTTCACCAAGGCGACGGGTCTGTGTTCGAGTGTTCAACTCATGCAAGACTCGAGTGACGACCAGATGCCCATCGTGTTCCGGTACGGCATCGCCAATCTCGGGGACGTCAAGTTTTACTTGGCACCCAAGATGGACTGAAGTCCACCTTGACCGGTCCTTCTTCTTTTATAAAAAATTTTTTAAAAAAATTTATTTTAAAATTAATTCCATGAGGGCCGAAGGCGAACGTGACCGCGACCCTCGGCCATAGGGGCACCCATGTCGACCCCACCAACCACGAGGGCCCCTCGAGTCTCTTCATGTCTTCCGTGACGTCACGTCCGGTGGTCTCGACCCAGGCTCTCTTGATTGGAAGACGCATAGTGTGACCACGGGGCGGCCATGACGTGCTTAGGCAGGTGTGGACCGCACCCCCGAGCACGTACCGAGTCACCCGGGGGGTCCCTTCCGGTACGTGATCCGTCTCGGTCAAAAGTCGATCTTCAATTTCAAAAATATTTTTAATTTTAAAATTTTTTGGAAAAAAGAAATACACGAGGTCCATATAAAAGTTTAGTAAGAATTATTCCTAATGGAAGCGCGGTTCAACGAGAAGGTGCGTGAGTTTCAGGATCTTATTGCAGCACGGCCCGCGGACGCCCGGTCCATCGAGGCCGAGATGTACGAGTATATGGCGCGTACAGCCCCCTTTATCAGGGAGTATCACCAGGGGTCGAGCGCCGCCACGAGCACCAAGACTGTCGCCAACATCAAAATATCTTCACGGAAGGGTGTCCAGCGACAGGACATATACAACGCATACCTGGCCGAGGTCGAGGAGGTTCACGGTGCGGCCAAGACGAACGAGAGGTGGGCCCGGCCCTGCCCCAACTGTGGTGAGAAATTTTCATTTACTTTTGACGAGGCTCAGAGCGAGGACTCGTGCATAGAGTGTGGGTACGTCGAGTACGTGCAGGGCGAGGAGATTGGGTTCAAGGAGGAGCAGGAGATGGAGAAGAACATCGTCTATTCATACAAGCGCGAAAACCACTTCAACGAGTGGGTCTCTCAGTTCCAAGCCAAGGAGTCGACCAGCGTGCCACCCGAGGTTATCGAGCAGCTCCGGTCTGAATTCAAAAAACAAAAAATAAAAGAACTTTCTGAAATTACTCATGAAAAAGTTAAAGCGCTGCTCAAGAAGCTGGACAAGTCAAAATACTATGAGCACGTGCCATATATCACGACGATTCTCAACGGGATTCAACCCCCGACAATGAGCCAAGCACTTGAGGACAAGCTCAGACTCATGTTCCATCAGATTCAAAAACCCTTTGAGAAACATCGGCCAAAAGACCGTAAAAACTTTTTGTCGTATTCGTATACCCTCTACAAATTTTGTGAACTTTTGGGCGAGGATGACTACCTCGCGTGCTTTCCTCTTCTCAAGTCAAAGGAGAAGCTTTACAAACAAGATGAAATATGGAAGGGTATATGCCAAGAGCTACGCTGGCAATTTATAAAAACCGTATAATTTTTCAACTTAAAGTTTTGATAAACTTCCATTATAATGACCACACTCGTTCAATGTAGTAGTTGTTCCCGGTCACCACAACCCATTGAGGTTTTCATTGACGTCAAGGGGAGGCAGTGCAAGATGTGTGGTAAATGCCGTGAAAAAGCACGACGCCGCAATTCCAGACCGGAGATCAAAGAGTATGCAAAAAACTGGCTTGAAAATAAAGACAAGAATGAAATTAGACAACAGCGCCTTAAAGCCGCTAATGAATGGATACAGCGTGAGAAAAATAAAGATGAAAAGGCATATAATTCGCGTATTCAGGCCGTTCGCAAAAAGTCGGCGACGGTGAAATTAAGAAATATGAAAAAAAACGCGGAAACTCGTGAACTTGAATGGAATCTACTTGATTCCGAAGCTATTTTAATGATCACAAGTCCTTGTGTATATTGTGGATATAAGGACTTGAATAAAACAGTTAATGGCATTGATAGACTCGATAGTTCAAAACATTACACTACATTAAATTGCGTGTCCTGCTGTTCCCACTGTAATTTTATGAAAGGTCAATATGATCCGCTTACCTTCATAGAACGGTGTATAAATATAGCAGCCTGTTCATACATATTTCCAGAAATACCAAAATATGATGAAATAAAACCACTGAGACGGCGTCAGTGACTCTTGCGCCCGCTCAGATTCATGAGCGCCTTGCCCGCCTCGCGGTTCGCCATGGTGATGTTGCGCTGGGCCGCCGCTGCATTGCGCATGGCATTCTTCTCAGCCTTGCGCGTCAATGCCAAGTACTCGCGCTTCTCCTTGGCGGAAAGGGGGGCCGAAGTCCGCTTGACCTTGTTGATAAGGCTGCGGATGCGCGTCTCCTCATTGGCCACCACGCGCTGGTTGATGGCGGCGAGGTTGGTCCGGATCTTCTGATTGCGGGCCATACGGGCCGCGTTGTTGCGTGCTTGGCGGCGCTCCTTGAGGCGGCCACGGAAACCACCCACGGCCGCACGTGCGGAGCGCGCAGCCGTGCGAATCCGCACACCGGCCGCCGTCACGCGGGCCAGAGATCGGCGCATAGTGCCGACGACGGCATTGCGGGCCCGCTTCACGTAGCCGCGGACCACGACGAGACCATCACGCACCGTGCGAATCTTCTGGTTGGCGTAGTTCTGGATGGCCACCACGCGCTCGAGAATTGCGTTGCGGATGTCACCCGGCAGGGCGTACAGCGCCTTGAGGAGGCGCCCGACCGCCTTGAGAAACTTGGCCATTCCAGAAGCGGCCACAGGTGCACCGGCGCGCAGGATGACCAGCAGGCCCTTGGCGGCATTACCCAGCAGTGCACCAACCGGGCCGTTGTAAACCTTCTCCGTGATGACGAGGACGAGGATTATCGCAAAAGCCCAGAATGACCCCTTGACATACGGGGTCACGCTCGTAATATACGCCTTGGTCTCGAGGCCCAATTGCGTCGCAATGGCCGTCATGGCGGCCGCGCTCGCCGCGTTCATGCCACCGGCTGGCATCTGGATCGTCACGGGTTGCGGTACAGCTCCGGCGCCACCGCGCAAGGCCTGAAACATCGCACCACCGAAACCACGGGCGGCTTGGCCGAGCACCATCGCCCCACCGCCTGGTTGGCCAGCTTGGCCACCTATAATCATCGCCATTTATATTTTGTAAATATTTTTACTTTTTCAAGGGCGTCTTGAACTTCGACGCGAACTTGGACCGGACCCACTTGGCGTCCGCCTTGTAGATGCGTGACGCGCGGGGCAGGGTGCGCTTTGTCAGCGTGCCTATGGCCTGAAGGCGGCGGAAGACGGCCAAGGGCGCCTCCTTGCCCTTGCTAATCGCCTTGCTCAGCGACTTGTAGCGGTTCGTCTTGGCCTCGACCGGGTGGTATCCGTACGAGGTCAACATGCCCTTCTTCAACTTGCCAATCACCTTGGGTCCCTTGCCGATCGCACCCACATCGTAGGTCGGCACCGGCTTCACGCGGGTGAAGCCCGCCTTGCGCATGTACGTGTAGGACTTGCGACCCGGTCGCGCCTTGACCGTGATCTTCTTGGAGGTCCGGTGGACCGTGTAGCCCGAGCGGATAATGTGCGTCATTTACTATCTTGCGAGATTTTTGTCCGTAGACGAAGAGTTCGAGCCCGTCGGCTCCAAAATCAAAAATATCCATTTTCTCAGCGTCAATGCAGTAATTCGGATAATCGTACCCGTGTCTCAAACGCAGGACTCCGGCAAATACGCAACCTATATATGACGCGAAAGAACCCGCCGGCTCCTTGGGCGGTGGCGGGGTGATGTGAATGGCCAAGACTTCGTTACGCGGCTTGGTGACGAACGGTAAGCCTGGAATGGCCTCTTGGAAGCCACCGTCGACGTATCGCCAATCTCCAATCTTGACGGTCGAGAAGAGTAGTGGTACGGCGATTGACGCGCAGATGGCGTCCACGACGCTCGTCCCCGGGTGCGTCTCGTGTGAAAAGTAGACCGTCTGCCCACGCTCCGTGCAAAAAGCGGACACGTACAGGGTGATGGGGCGCCGCGCCTTCAACTCACCAAAGGTCATCTCTCTCGTCTTGAATTTTTTGAACAATGCATCGGTCAAGGCGCGCCGCATCTTGTTCATCGGGACCATTCCGAAATTGTTTAAAAAATTTTTAATATTTGGTTTCATGAGTTGGTCGATGCGCACCTTGAGGGCAAAGTCGAGAACGGCCGGTATTGAACCATCAAATACTATCCATAGGAACGCGAGAACCGCACCCGCGCTCGCCCCGCTCACCCCCTGAATTTGGCTCAGGTCCAGTTGTGACATTTGGCCTAGGAACGCATAAAAGGCCATCGCACCTGGGCCTATCACGAGCCACTTCATCAATAGTAATCAGGGAAGGCAATTCTTAAATACGAGAAGATAAAGAGGAAGACGATGCCCTTGAGCACAATCTCGATGCTCTTCTCGACGGGCACGGGTGCCGCACCGAGCAGACCGGCGAGGACGCCCGTCACGATGATGTCGGTGCGGGTCAGGGTAAGGCGGAGCACAAACTTGATGATGACCCATGAAACAAGCGGCACGAGCAAAGCGGCGTATTCCCGCGTTTGATCGAGCGCCATGACCGCCATGAGCACGGTCGCGGGAACAGCCACCTTGGGGGCGGCAATGTCAAGCATCTTTTAGTAAATCTGAATATAATGTTCCAGCCAATTCTGGAACGCCTGTGGATCAATCTCTTCGGCCATATTTAGGCTCTTCCATAGAGCCACGATTGGCAGTTTCAGGTCCACGTCACACCACCACTTTTCCTGGTTGTGCAAGAGGTCACAGAATTCAGCCACACCGTAGCGCTGAATCACAAGGGCGTGATTGTCATAGGCGAATCCCTGGATCCGGCAGACATCTGCGTAAATTTCGTCACAATACATCGCCTCCCAATCCTCTGGATGGAGGGGCTCCGGGCTCTCTTCACGATCGGGGTCGGAGTCGTAATCCTCCTGACCCGGTCGCCTGAACAGAGCGTCGCGCGAGTACTCGTCGCCGAGACCCATTCGTTTTCTTGATTGTATAGGGCGCCTAAGCCTTAAGCCCGCTTACGGACACGGATGCCACCTCTTTGGTCGGAGCCGCCGCTATGATCGCCTGCATCGCGCCATCCGCCCGGCCCGCATCTTGCTCGAAATAATTCATAAGGCCCACGCGAATCACATCCCTGGTGATGCCGCCCTTGGTCTTCTTCGTCTTGAGGTTCACCTTGACCTTATCCTTCACCTTGACGGCGTCAATCTCGTTCTCAACCATATGCGTCGTCACAAAAGTCTTGAGCTCCTTCTCACGTTTATTGAGAACGGCGAGGTCCTTGCGCGCCGCCGCGAGCTGAGTCTTCAACGAGATCCATTCGTTCATAACCTGAGCGAAATCCATTACTTATTTTTAACATCTTATTTGCATTCAGTGAACGCGGTTTACTGGTACTCCGGGCTAATCTCGAAGCGCGGGCGCATCGTATCAGGCGGGATCGTGCTGAGGTTGAAGATGGACACGGGCTCACGGGAGTTGACGGGCTCGCTGCGGAACTGCCGGTTGGCGTTGCGCAGGACGCCGCCGATCGTCTCGGGGTAGCCAATCTGGCTGCGGGGGTCCAGGTAGTTCTGGCCCTGAAGGATCTGGTCAGGGGCGAACTTACCGAAATCCTCGGTCACCACCACCTCGCGCGGGATCAGGCCGGCGGCCGACACGTCATACGTGCTGCCCGAGCCTGCCGCCACTGGTGCGGCGTTCAGGGTCATGCCCGGGCGGGACAGACCGTCACCCTGAACTGACGACATCTGTGAGAAGTAGCTGGACTGGGGCGCGAACAGGACGAACGCGAGGATCGCCAGAAGGATCAGTGCCACGACAGTCTTGCGGTTCAGCATTTATTAATAGGTCCCGATAATTTTTTCAGTCAATGTAGTCGGACGGATCATCCTCGGCCACCTCCTCCTCGACCTCGTCCTCGAACATGTACTGGGTGGGGAAGGCGGCCGGCTTGGGGCCCGAGCGGACCCGCGCCTGAATCACACGCCACACTGCACCGAAGGACTTTTTCAGAAACCAAAGCCCCGCCAGCTCGACCAGCACGTCACACTGCGCGCCTTCGCCCACCGACGCCAGCTCCACGGGATTCTTCTGGCTGTCGAACGCCTTGGTCACCACCTCACCCTTGAGCTTGGCAAGGCCCGCGCTGAGCGTGCCATCCGTCAAGCTCGACTGGAACGCGCCCTGGATCGTCTCATCCTTGAGATCGGCGCCGAACCACGCCTGCTTATCCGCCTTGGCTCTGGAGACAATCTCCTCATCAAGGGCCGATATTTTCTCGTGGAGAGACTCGGGCAGCTCGAGCGTCGGACTGGAGACACCCAGACCCTCCTGGACCTTCACGTTGTTCAACTGAATCATGCACCCCTGGATCTTGAGGAAACGGCGACCGTCCTGCAGCTTCACTGGCGCTCCAAACTCCATTAATACAATAAAATTTTAAAACAAAGAGTGCTTGGGCGCACCGACTAATTTCTCATCAAATATCAATGTGCGACGTGCAATGCATGTGCCTGCCCAGCGTGACCGGTACGTTCTGTGGCTGGATCGACAAGCAGGGCGGTGTCATCCACCCGTGCGCACCTGGGTGCTGTAAACCTGAATGCTCTGAGCCACCACCCTCTATGGTCGGTGAGTACAAACAGACGCGCGGCGTCGCTTTGCCGCCTGGTTTTGGCCTCGAGCTCAACACGAGTGACGTGGCGACAGAGTCCCGCTGGGGCGCAGCGTTCGAACCAGTTCCGCGGACCCCAGAACCCCCTTACCACAGGAGGTTCTTCTTCATGTTACTTTTGGTGGCTCTAATGGTTTACATGGCCATCCTCCTGGTTTAAAGACGTCCGTGCCATAATAGGTAGAAGATGTCTGCTACTCTCGAGACTATCGCTGCTGATGTCCAGGCTCTGCAGAAGGACCTGAAGTCCCTGCGCAAGATGGTCCGCAAGGTCCTGGGTGACATTGAGGACCCGACGGGCGAGAAGAAGGCGGCCCGTGCCCAGAACAACGGCTTCAACAAGCCCCAGCAGGTGACCGAGGCCCTGCACAAGTTCCTGAACCTGCCGGCTGGTGAGATGATCTCCCGCTCGGCCGTGACCAAGGCGGTGAACGGCTACGTGACCGAGAAGGCCCTGAAGCAGGGCCAGAACATCACCCTGGACGAGACCCTGAAGGCACTGCTGAACGTGCCCGAGGGCACCCAGGTGACGTTCCTGAACATCCAGAAGTACCTGAACCAGCACTACATCAAGCAGGAGAAGCCGGCGGCCGAGAAGAAGCCCGAGGTGGAGAAGAAGCCGGCCGCGGCGCGTCCCAAGGTGGCGAAGGCGGCGGCTAAGTGAGGGACAAGTGGCTGCGCCACTTGGACTTAAAACCAGTGTAATATAATACAACATGGAGGATCAGATCCCCGGTCCTCCCAGGGGCGTACTTGACACGCTCGTGGGAACCAAGATCAAAGACATAAATTTGTATATTCGTGCATTCACCCATAAATCCGCTCTGAAGCGCTTCGAAAGCCTCAAGTCCTCTTATGAGACGCTCGAATTCATGGGTGATTCCGTACTAGGTTTCGTAGTTACTAAATTCCTATTTGACGCGCATGAGAAGGAGCAGGAGGGCTTCCTAACCAAGGCGCGCACGAAGATGGTCCGGGGCACGACCCTCGCATCCATCGCCAAGACGCTCGAGTTTGACAAGTGGATCATCATGGACGAGAAGGGTATGCGCAACGGTTGGAACAATAATCCCAAAATTCTCGAAGATGTTTTCGAGGCTTTTGTGGGCGCCATCTACCTCGACCTCGGCATGGTCCATGCAAAGCGCTTCATCCTCGAGTCGTTCGAAAAGGTTGAGACGAACCTCATCGACGACAACTACAAGGATCAACTCATGCGTTGGTGCCAGGCGGAGAAGCTGCCCTTGCCCGATTACCGCGTGGATGCCCACAACAACGGCACATTCATGGTGACCGTCATCGTGGACGGGCAGGAACTGGGTTGTGGGTTCGCCAGTACCAAGAAACAGGCGGAACAGAACGCAGCACAGTTACTACTTAAGACGGATAAGCGTTTCAAAAAGAATGGACCCCAAGGTGGCAGAGCTTCTGGGTCGAACGTATGCGGATCAGCGGAGTCCGGAATGGCTGGCGCTCCGCGAGACCATGCTCACGGCCAGTGACGTGGCGAGCGCCATCGGGCACAACCGTTACGAACGCCCGGACGATCTCTTGCGCAAGAAGGTTCTCAAGACGGCCTGGGCCGGCAACGCCGCCACGGCCCACGGGACCCTATTGGAACCAGTGGCTCGTGATCTCTATGACGAGCGCCTCGGGAAAAAGTCCCATGAGATTGGGCTCGTGCAGCACCCCAAGTATCCGTTCCTCGGGGGCTCGGCTGACGGCGTCACCGAGGACGGGATCCTCCTCGAGATAAAGTGCCCTCTGACGCGCAAGATCGAGGACAAGGTGCCGAAGCACTACCTCCCTCAGATTCAACTTCTTTTGGAAATTCTCGATTTTGAAAATTGCGACTTTGTGCAGTACCGACCCGCCACGACCAAACTCGCCGTGCCGTTCGGCCCCTGCACGGAGGATGGGGCTCCGCCCGATCAGGTGCCGGTTGACGTGCCCGAGATTTTCATGGTGACGCGGGTTATACGTGACCGGGCGTGGTTCGAAGGCCACCTGCCCGTCATGCAACGGTTCTGGGATGGCGTCGTACGGGCACGGGAAAAGGGGTTGTGTGAAGTTGAGTGGGACGAGACGGCCGTGCCAAAATGTGAAGTAATACTAGATGAAGACGGCGCCGAGTCTCGGTTGGAAGTGTCCGCACAAGCCCAAGTTTCTCACGTGCAAGGGGTGCACGGGGAATTTCTGTGCGAGGTGTATTCAGCTCGAGACGCACTACTGTCCCGGGCTGGATAAACGTGCCCTTACTGAAAAGGAAAATTTGGCAAAAAAACTCGTCAAGGTGGTGGCGCCACGCGTCACGGCCATTTAACGACGCATGCGCATGTAAATCAGGACGGCAATGAGGAGCGCTGCAAGAACCACCCACAGATCCCACGTCTTTGCTCTGGGCGCCTGAAACGCGTACTCGCCACGCGTGCCACGAGCCAAGTCCGGGCGGTTCCACGTCACGACACCGTTGTCGAACTCGTACTTGCGGGCCGGGAAGCCGTTAAAGGGCGCGGCCGGCTGCCCGGGCATCTCATTGAGATACATGGGACCAGAGCGCATCACGTGGACTGGGTTGAAGTCCTTGAGGTCGGCGTTCGAGTCGGTGTAAACGGTCGGGCGCTCGTCAATCTCGACCGTGTACGTGCCGTCGCTCTGCCACTTGGAGCCATCCGACGGCACACCATACGTCCCCGACCACGTGTACGGGTTGAACCTGTTGATGGCCAGGTCATCATTGATCATCCAAGCCGTTGCCATATTAGTATACTCCTACATTTTTCTCTTTGTACACCTTGTGCTGGACCTTCTCACGGTGGACCGTCCACATTTCGTCAAGGTCCACATTGAGCATTGACGCGAGTTGAAATAAATAACTAAATACGTCACCCATTTCCGTCACGACATCCGTCCCCTTGTCCTTTTTGAGCCCCGATTTGCGGTAGGCGCGCTGGTACTGGCGTATCGCCGAGGCCAACTCACCCACCTCTTCCGTGAAGAGCAGCCATACGGTCTGAACCGGCGCCTTGTCCCATCCCTTGTGTTTGCAGATTTGCATCGTCTCATCGCGAAACTGATTCATCTTGGAGATATAGCTCATGATCTGTTTAAGCGGTTCAGAACGTGTCTGTACCGCCACACGAGCAGGACGCCCGTACCGAGGATGACCGCCTCGACCCCCGTCTTCCAATTCTCTATGGCCTCTGGACTGGCCCCGCGCTTCCGCATATTGCCCGCCACCACTGTATTGCTAAACAAACGCACAAGCCGATCGATGGCGAAGAATATGAAAAAACCGATGAGGATGTCATCGAGTGGTCTCATTTACTAGGACCCTAGAACTTTATGGAGAAAGTTCGCTTCGCGAACTGTGCTTAAGACCCAATCTTAAAGTTGTAGGGGAGCTTCATACCGTAGGTGCTCGTGTTGCGTGGGGGCGCCAGCGGCACTGGGTTGGAAGCAATGTCACGCAGGTAGACCACGTGCTGCAGAACACCAGTGGTGATGGTGCCGACAGCCTCGCGGACGACCACCGCGTTCATGCGGTCAATCTGACCACGCACGTCCGTAAAGGGATCGACGGACATGTTCACGTAGACGCGGCGCATCAGGGCCTGGAGATCGGCGTCATTCTGCGTGTCGATGGCGTAGCCGGTCCGCGCCTTGATCTCGGCCTGCATGGAACGCTGCAAAAGTCCACGATTAAATTCAGAAAAGAATGCGTCACTCAGAGGGCTGGGCTGCAGCTTCGTCGCCATCTGTGTCTACTAGGGACTTGGATAAAAAAATAAGACGCATAAACTTCAATGAAGGTCATCAAGAGAAACGGTGATGAGGTGCCGATGCTGTTCGACAAAGTGACGGCCCGTATCCGCAAGCTGTGCGAGGCCGGACCGCACGGGCCCAAGCTCGACGTCCAGCCCGACCGAGTGGCCCAGAAGGTCTTCTCAAATATGTACGACGGAATCAACACGAGTGAGATTGACTCTCTGAGTGCCGACGTGGCGATCGACCTCATGACCGAGAACCCCGACTATGAAACACTCGCGACCCGTATCAGCGTCAGCAACATGCACAAAACCAGCCCCCCGTGTTTCTCAACCTGCGCTTTGGCCCTTCACGCCAAGGGGTACGTGAGCGACTACTTCATGAAATGTGTGAAGCTCGATCTCGACGCCGACATTGATCACAACCGTGATTACACATTTGGGTATTTTGGAATCAAGACGCTCCAGAAGGGTTATTTGTTCCCGGGGGAAACGCCCCAATACATGCTGATGCGCGTGGCTCTAGGCATCCACGGCGACGACTATCCCCGTGTGCGGGAAACATACCAGCTCACGAGTCAAAAGTTCTTCACACACGCCACGCCGACCCTCTTCAATGCCGGCACCCCCAGCCCCCAGATGAGCTCGTGCTTCCTGGTGGCCATGAAGGATGACAGCGTCGAGGGCATCTTCGAGACGCTCAAGGAGTGCGCCCACATCTCCAAGTGGTCGGGCGGCATCGGCGTGCACTGCTCCAATATCCGGGCCAACGGCTCAGAAATCAAGGGGACCAAGGGCAAGTCGGACGGCATCATCCCCATGCTGCGCGTCTTCAACAACACCGCCCGGTACATCAACCAGGGTGGTGGGAAGCGCAAGGGGTCCTTCGCCTTCTATCTCGAGCCCTGGCACGCCGACGTCATGGACTTCCTGGACCTGCGCCTCAACCAGGGTGACGAGGAGGCGCGGTGCCGCGACATTTTCACAGCCCTCTGGATCCCGGACCTCTTCATGCAGAAGGTTGAGGCTGACGAGGACTGGCACCTCATGTGCCCGAACGAGTGCCCGGGCCTCCCGGACGTGTACGGCGAGGAGTTTAACGAGCTGTACCGCATGTACGTGGCTCAGGGGCGGTTCAAGCGCGTGGTCAAGGCCCGTCAGGTGTGGGACTCGATCCTTCGGTCCCAGATTGAGACCGGGACTCCCTACATGTGCTACAAGGACGCTTGCAACGCCAAGTCGAACCAGAAGAACATCGGGACCATCAAGTCGTCGAACCTCTGTACTGAGATTATCGAGGTGAGCACGCCCGACGAGACGGCCGTGTGCAACCTGGCCAGCATCAGCCTGCCCGCTTTCGTGCGGGACGGCTCGTTCGATTTCGGCAAGCTTCATGACGTGGCGCGGGTGGTGACGCGCAACCTGAACCGCGTCATCGACCGGAACTACTACCCGACCGCCGCGGCCCGGAAGAGCAACCTTCGGCACCGACCCATCGCCATCGGCGTGCAGGGGCTGGCTGACGTGTTCATGATGCTCGGTCTGTCGTTCGACGAGTTCGCGGCGCGCGAGCTTAACAAAACCATCTTCGAGGTGATTTACTGCGGGGCTCTTGTCGAGTCTCACCAGTTGGCCCGAGAGGAAGGGCCATATGAGACCTTCGCGGGATCGCCCGCATCCATGGGTACGCTTCAGTTTGATATGTGGGGTGTGACGCCCACGCACCACGCCAACTGGGGCGTTCTGCGCGATGCGATCCGGGCGGAAGGTCTGCGCAACTCGCTCCTCGTGGCGCCCATGCCGACCGCGAGCACGGCTCAGATCCTCGGCAACAACGAGGCTTTCGAGCCGTACACGACCAACATCTACCTACGCCGCACGCTCGCAGGCGAGTTTGTGATGATCAACAAGCACCTGGTTCGCGACCTTCAGAAGCTCGGACTCTGGTCGAAGCAGCTGAAGGACGGAATCATCGCGGCGAACGGGTCGGTCCAGCACATCGAGGGTCTGCCCGACCAGCTCAAGGCGGTGTACCGGACCGCGTGGGAGATTCCACAGAAGAGCCTCTTGGACATGGCGGCTGATCGCGGCGCCTACATCGACCAGTCACAGTCCCTGAACATCTTCATGGAGAATCCGACGATGGCCAAATTGAGCTCGATGCACATGTACGGCTGGAAGAAGGGCCTCAAGACGGGCATGTACTATCTGCGGACCCGTGCCAAGGCGCAGCCCATCAAGTTCACGCTGGATCCCGATGCGGTCAAGGCGGCGACCCTCGCGTGCTCGCGCGAAAATCCCGAGGCTTGTATGATGTGCTCGGGCTGAAAATTTGCATGATGAATAGTAATAATGACCCTTAGGGAGACCCTTAGGACCCGGGTCGCCCGAGCCACCGCCCGGCGCGTGCCCACTCTGGTTCCCAACGCTCAGCTCACGAGTCCGGCGCGTTGGGAATCTTGGATCAAAAAACTTTTAAAAAACTTTTTTAAAAAATTTTGGTTTTACCACCCGGTCAAGTGCGCTCAGGGGGTCTTCGCCCGGCGACCCGTGAGGACCGGGTCGGTCGAGACCTACACCTGTCCGGGTAAAGTCAAAAAAGAATTTAAAAGATTTTTTTCAATGAATAATTTTTTCAAGTATGGGTACGGCCGAGGGGGTGAGTTTGCACAGGGGCTCTTGACGATCCTCAAGCGAAAGGGGGTCAGGTCCCGTCTGGTCCTCGGGTACTGGCACGGTGCCGATGCGCTATGGGTCGAGGCGTGGCACCCGTGGCGGCGCGCGTGGATACCTCTCGACCCGGCCCACCCCCGCGGGTACGGTCGAAAGTTCCCCAAAAAACGCATGACGGTCGTGGCCCTCGAGAACGCCAAAGGAGCCTTTGTCAATAGGACCAGGTTTTACGAGTGCAAGCACAGAGGTTGTCTTGATTAGCCATGGAATCTCTGTGCATAGGTCATGGGCTCGGGCACACCATTACGCTGACGAATCTGTTTTTCTAAATTTTTGACGACATAGTATGCCTTCCGCTGCGCTTCACCCAGATTGTGCGCCTTATTTCTCCACGCATTCCATCTTTTCTTGTAATTGGTGGCGGCGTTATTAGAACCATTGATGCCGGCCCCTTGTTTATTACCAGCTGCGATGTTGGCGCGCATTTTCTCGTATTTTTTAGAGAAGTTCTGAAATTCCGGCGGCGCGAACAAATAGGGACCGGCCGCGTTGCTCGCCGCCGTCAGGGCGGCCCGTGCCGCGGCGAGGCGGTTCTCAAGACTATTGGACATTTATATTTAAAAAATAAATTTTTTTCAAACTCATGAATGGACCCGACGGTGTGGCGCCACCTACCCACGGACCTCGTCAGGCGGGTCCTCTCGGTGGCCGACCTACCCATCGACACCCGCCTCCACTTCAAACTTGAAAACAAAAAATTAAATTTAAAAAACTTTTTCAAAAATTTTAGAAACGAGTTGGTCTATGACAACGCGACCCAGACACTTTGGGATTTTCGACCGATGATGGACTCGGACCCAGACATGAAATTTTTTTTAAAAAGAAAAAATTTTAAATTTTCTGGATTCAGGAGTCCTGACATGCATGTGTTCAACATGGGGTGGGAGCCTTACGAGTTGACCCTTATGGGACCGACCAACCAACTCGGACCGTCCACAGTTAGTAATCATCTCGTGATTCGACATAAAATAAAGTTCAACAATTAATTCATGTGGTTGCCAGAGGATCTGGTCCGAAAGATCCTCGACTTGGCCGATCTGAGCATCGATACTCGGCGGGCGTTTGGGCTAGGGCCTAGACCCCTCCCACCGTGGCGCACTGCTCACATAGGCTGGCTTTTGCGAAGCCATGATGGCTTGTTTTATGACGCCGAGACAAAGTCTCTGCACAATTTTCGGATCCCAGGGGGGCACGTCATCCGCAGACCCATAGAGCCCAGCCTGTGCGACGATGGCCTCGTGATATTCAATCTCAGACAACACGAATACGCCCTCGAGATTTACGGGCCGCTCGGTGAGTATGTGTTTTTACCGGGGGTTAGAGCTTCTTGGGCGACCGAACTTAGAGTGGTGAATTTGAGACACGGAAACGACCCTTTGTGAAAGAGCCGGGGCGCTGCATAGCCTTATTCGCCGCGGCCACATTCGCCGCCGTTGGACTATTCAGGACCTTTTGAATAGCCTTGGCTTGGGCTGCGTAGTAGTTCGCAGCCTTCCGCGCCTCCTCGGCCGCCTTGAGTTTCTGCTGCATGAGCGCCACCACTCGCGCCTCTTGACGCTTGTGTTCATTCTCGAGCCGAGCCGCGTGACGACGGGCGGAATTCTTCTTGGTTGCTTCGGTCAAACGATTCACACGACGCACCATCTCACCGAAATTCAGGTTCGCGAGAGGTTGCTCAAGTCCGCTTGGCATAGTAACTTAAAAAGGCGCAACAAAATATATTAAAGAATGCCCAAGTGGTCCGAGATTTCCCTGGACGACATTGAGATCGAACCAGGTACGGGGAGGACTCGCCCCAAATTTACTCTAGCGGGCGGGCCTCTCAAGTTCCAGCTGCCACGCGGCATGTGCCAGTGGGGCGTGAATACCGAGTACAAATCTTTTCAGGTGAGTGTTCCAGACGAGGCTTTCGTGACTTGGTACGAAAATCTCGAGAAGAAGTTGTGTTCGGAGACGCCCTTTAGCTCCAATCTGAAGGCGGGACAGATGCGCCTCAAGGCGGACGACGGTACGCTCTTTTTCAAGGCTGATGGGACCCTCATCGTTGATGGGGCCGACCGCATGAAGGGTGCGGACGTCTCGTGTATTATGGAAATTTCAGGGTCTTATCACTTTAACGACAAGTATGGACTGACGTGTCGCGCGACGCAGGTGCGCATTTGGCAAGAAGCCGAGGGTCAGCACGTCCACACGGGGTCGTTCGGCTCGTCACCCGTGACCGTGCCGCGGCGCGCGCTACTGGATGATGACTAGACTCACTTCATCAGCTCCTTCGCCTTCTCGTACAGGGCCGAGCCCTTCTCAAGCTTGTGGTCCTCGAAAGCACCACCCTTCTTGATCTTCAGGGCCTTCTTGGCCTTGGCGACCGCCACAATCCACGGGTTCTTCTTCTCACCCGTGGATTTGGCCTTGCTGACGATCTCACCCGTCTTGGGGTTCTTCTTGAGGTCCTTCTTGACGAGGCCGCCCGACGTATGGTGGGCCGTGCCGTTCATCACCTGAGCGCGAGAGCCGATGGTCTGGTCGTGCATTTACTAGTACTAAATCTTTTTATTGTGGCTTGGGGCCGTGAAGGATGCGCTCGCGTATCTGGGCGCTCTGGGCTTTGATGATGGCAGCCGCGAGTTCACGCTTTGCAATTGTATTTTCGCCAAGAATTTGCACCCCAAACACCGCGTACCTTCGTCCAGCGCCCGCACCGCGGGTCGCTCACCTTGTTCATGACTGACCGATAAAGCGCATTATGCAAGGCCTGGGACGACACGGGCCCATGGGATCGCGAGCGCGCCGAGACCTGGTTCGCCGCGAGCCGGCGCAAATTCTTCCGACGGCGAATAACCGCCCTATTAAACTCGGACAAAAGGGACGCGTGCATACGCTCAAGTTGGGAAAGTGTCATCTTACATTAAACCGCGAAGATCTTGCGGACCGCGCGCACAGTGACTCCGTTCTTGGGGGCGGTCGGCAGCTGTGACCGCAAACGCTCGTCCTGCAGCACCTCCGCGCACACCGCCGACTTGTGCCCCTGCAGGTCGAGGATGGACTGCTCGATGCTGGGCAGCTTCTCCGACCCCTTGTAAATCAGCTTTTTGACCACGACTTTCTGCAGCTGACCGTTTCGGTGAGCGCGCGCGATCGCCTGCAGCTCCGTCGCGGGGTTCCAGGCGGGCGTGGTGATGTAGACCCGCGACGCTTCCGCGAGGTTCAGCCCCACACCGCCCGCCTTGATCTGGATGATAAATGCGGCGGGTTTGTCCGTCTTTTTGAACCGCTCGATGCGCCCCGCACGGCGCTCGGTGTCCACCCCGCCGTCTATCCGAAAGACCTTGAAGCCCGCCTCCTTGAGGCGCACGTGGATCTCGTCCATCTCGCCCATGAACTGTGCAAAGATGAGAGACTTTTCCGTCGGGTGCGACTTGATGGACTCGATGAGCACGTCCATCTTGGTCGATCCGTGCGTCCAGGGCTCGGGGTCCGACTCCTCCTTGCGAGCGCGGCCGTCGAGGTACAGCTGCGGCCAGGCCATCACCTGGCGGACGCGCAGGAGCGCCTCGATGAGCTCCATCTGGTGCTGGTTCTCACCACCGCTCGCGAAAATCTCAGAGACGGTCTGTTGCGAGCGCGTCCATACTTGCTCGTAAAGCTCCGCCTCCTTCTCGTTCATATCGAGCTCGACCGTCTCGATCTCACAAGGCGGCAGGCTGAACCGCTGGCAGTCCGCCTTGGTTCGCCGCAGCAGGTACTTTTGCCGGATTTCGTCCGTGTAGCACTGCACGTGGCTGCGCGGGAGACCAATGAATGCCCCGAGTGCCGCGAAATCCTTGATGGAGTTGAAGACGGGCGTGCCCGTGACGACCCAGCGGATGCGCGCCGACAACGCGTTGCACGCGATGTGCGTCTTGGATTTCGGATTGCGAATCTCATGGCCCTCGTCGAGGATCACCCGGTCCCAGGGGAGGCCCAGCAGAGGGCACGACGGCCCGCCCTTGCGCTGCGGCAGGACCGAGTACGGGGCGACCGTCACCTGCGCGTTCGGGTCGACACGACGCTTGGCGCCGTCGAAGAGGTGGACCGTCAGCTCGGGCGCGAATTTCTGCACCTCGGAACGCCACTGCGTCACAATGGATTTGGGCACTATGACGAGCGTGCGCCTCATAGGATTCCGTAGCATAGTGGCTATGAGCTGTACGGTTTTGCCCAGGCCCATCTCGTCACATAGGAAGCCGCCTGGATAGTCGAGAGCACGTTCGCGGGCCGCGAGCCACTCGACGCCAGCGTGCTGGTGAGCGAGGAGACGCATGTTTGTGTTTTGGTAAGACCTCGAAGCCCTCGGGTGCCAAGTGTGCACAGAACCCTTTTTTTTCGCGGACCCTAGTAGATGGCGGGCCCAGCCAATTCAAATACTGATAATTGGGCTCTACCCCAAAGGGTGGAGATGCCGCCGGCCGGTCAACCTGACCCGCTTGTGGCGCGTTATGTTGGTATTCTCAAGAAAGCGAGCCGTCCAGAGATTGAAGCCACGGTCGAAAAGGGGCCCAGTGCCGCAGCGGCGGCGGCGACGCTGGCGCTCTCTACCCTCAAGGGCGGCTGGGCCTCCATCCAGAGACTATGGGCCAAGACCCCTGAAGACCGTGCATTCGAGATTTACTATCAAACTGTTCACGGACACGGACCACCCGGGTTCAAAGAGAAAATTACAGAAATTTTTTATAAAATTCTGTCAGTCGGAAAGTCAAGCCTCGCAACCCTGGCGAGATTTACAGGGATTGCTATTGGTGCCGTGTCACTTCAGAAACTCGCCGGATTGCTCGAGGGTTCTAGAGTCGCTCTTCTCGATTCACGGTACGGGCCCGTCAAGAAGAACATGAAGATTCCCAAATTTAATATGGACGGGCGTATGTATCTCGTGTCGCGCTACTCGGCCATCGCATCACCAAATTTTGGAAAAAAACTGGAGAATTTGGCCATCAAGACGGGTGTGAAGCCCGGGTCCACGCTGTTCGGACCTCGCTTGGCTGAAATTTTTAGAAAAAAAACTGGTATGGTTTTGTCACCCGCCGTCGCGGAGCGGGTCGCAGCGGGTGAGCTCTCTCTGAATTCCGGGCGAATGTCTACGGGCAGATATAATGTGATAGGCACCCCTAGATTGTTTTCCGTGGCCAAAACTGAATTGAATAGCCTCGCAGAGGAACTCAAGGTCAAGCCATCGGAAATCCTCAAAAATCCAGCAATGGCCAAGATTCTCGCGAAGAGACTTTTAGGGCGTGGTCAGGCGCTGTCGAAGAACGAGGCGGCTGCGCTCACGGCGGGTCTCAATGCAAACCTCAAGGGGCCCAATCGCATGACGCGTCTGCGCTACAACGAGTTTTCAGTGGCTGTGAACGCAACCAAGTTGCGAGCAGCCTACAATGCGAGAATGAAGGCCCGAGCCGAGGCTGCGGCGGGGCTGCAGGCCAAGACTGCCGAGGAAAAACAAAAGATTGCTAATAGACAGGAACAAATGAGTGCGCTTGTAAACGCCCTCATGGAGGGGGTGCCCGCTCCCACGACATTCATGATCAATAATAAACAACATACATTGATGCCAAATAAATACGGGGGTCCGATCACGATGTCGGAGGTCGCCAGGGGTGAGCTCAAGAAACAACTCCAGACCTTAGAGGTCCAGAAGGCAATTAATCTTGCGCTCAAGTATAGAAAGATGTCCACGAACATCAATCGAGAGATGGCGGCCCTGGGCATAGGTTCTATCGGCAACTACACGTCGACCGATGACCTCATGCGCATCCGTGAGCGTTACTTCAACCGCATGTCGAATGGCCTGCGTGAGAAGGTGATGCGTTCTCTGAACACCAAGGCGCGGCGTGACGCGTCGGCCCTGCGTACCCTTTCGCTCAATTCCAACCGGTTGCGCTCGTGGGCCCGCCACCTCGGCGCGTACAAGAATGATCCTTACCGTACTGATTTCATATCCAGTCTGCGTAATGGCATCCAGCGGGCCGCGAATAACCGCAACACCACCACGGCCCTGCGCCGTCTCCGTCAGATTCGCTCCAACGCCTCGGGTCTCGGTGTGAACCAGAATATCGCCAGTGCCGAGCGTCAGATTTTGGATAAGGTCAGACGCGAGCAGAACGAGAAGCGCCGGATTCAGAACGCCAACCGCGCCTCGCGCGGACTGGCCCCACTGCCGTACAATCGTGGGATCCCTTATTACCCGAATCAGCCTCGGCCACGGGGCTACGGCAATATGGCCCCGGTGTTCGAAGCTCCGTCCAACCGGCCGCAGTACAGCGCCGTGCCGCGCCCCATGCCCCAGATTCCGCCCATGCCCATCATGGCGAACAATACTGCGGGCAGACAGGCGCTGCCTCCTATGCCCATCGAGAACATCCTGCCTCCCGGTGAGAAGAACGCCGTCACCAACGTTGGTGGGGCGAACAAGGCGATCAACCTGGTGGAGAATGCGGGCGGTCCGTCGAACGTTGTCAAGACGGCGAATATCCTCAAGAACGTCGGCGGCAGCCCGGAGGCGGCGGTGGCGGCCGGCGCCAACGCCAAGAACGTCAAGATTGTCCTGCAGCTGGGCGGCCCCAACAACGCCCTGAAGGTGGCGAGCGCGGTGCCCAAGCTGAAGAAGCGCCGCCGCTCCAAGAAGAAGGTGTCCAAGAAGAAGGTGCCCAAGCCGGCGCGCGTGAAGGAGATCAAGAAGCTGCTTGGTTTCCTGGGTGCGAAGGAGAACCTGCAGAAGAAGCTTCCCGACAAGGAGAATCGCGATAAGAAATTGACAAAGAAGGAAATTGTCGGCAAGCTCACGCGTTTCCTGCTCAGAAAGTAGGGTTCTGTGCACAAGACCTTAGGGGGACCGGAGCCCTAATTAAGAAAAACAAACATGGCTGACACCTTCCGTTACATCCTCACGCTGGCCAACTTCAAGGCCAAGTGCCCCACGAGCTCATGGGTTCGCATCACAACCATCACAATGATTGCTAAATTCGGTCAGGATATTGACCTTGCGGCGTTTCGGGAGAAATTCAAGCCCGTGCATGTACGTCCCAAGGGTTCAACCTCGAAAGGATTCGAATGGACCATGAAAAAGACCACCTTCTACAACCAGGTGACCATCGGGTACAAGGATCAGTACTCGCAAAAGAGCATCAAGATCTTTCCTAACGGCTCTGTGCAGGTGGCGGGATGTGCCGACCTCTTCGACTGCCGCCGCATCATGCGCCAGCTGTGCTTTATCGTGAACAAAACCATCGGCACGGAGATTCCTCCCGAGCGGCTCGTGGACTCGGTCGCCGTGAAGATGATCAATACAAACTTTTCTTTGAATTCTTCTGTGAATCTTAACAAAGTGATCCAGCGCTTCGCAGACCAGCCCGACTTTCGCGTTTCGTTCGACCCTGACCGTTACAGTGCCGTCAAGGTCAAGTTCCAGCCGCGGGCCGGAACCAAGCAGGTGACGGCCAGCATCTTCTCGACCGGCAAGATTATCGTGACAGGCGCCCAGACCCTCGAGGAGATTGCGTTCGCGTATCGGACCCTCAACGTCAATCTCGACGCGAGCGTGCGTCTCCTGCCTTCAGAGAAGAAGGATGAATTTGGGATGATCATGGGCCACTCGTTCGCGTCATGGGTTCCGGTGCTTCAGGCCAGGGGCATCAAGGCGTGGACGGTCTAGGCTTTTTTCTCCGTCACAAGTAAATGTCTACTCGTCTGGGCATGGGTGACGGCCGCTGCCTGACGTCCTACGATTCCGCCAAGTTGGCGAATGACTTTATCATGATGAAGAACGGCATCGCCTACCAGGACAACTTCAAGTATCGTATGTACCTGCAGAGCACGGGTGTCGAGGGTCTGCGCCTGCCCCTGCAGAACGGCGCGTGCGGCTCGCCGCTGCTTTTCGGCAGAAACACTTAGAGATTTAAAACGTGTAATAATTATGAAGGTTGTCATCGATGGCAACATTGGGTCTGGCAAGACGACCCAGCTGGGCCTCTTGGAGGACAAAGGGTTTCTCGTCTTTCGCGAACCGATAGACGAGTGGCCTCTCGATGAATTTTACCAGGATCCAAAATCTGGCGCATTTCCGCTTCACATGGCGATCCTACGCACGCTCAAGCCACGTGGTGACGCCGTGTACGAGCGCAGCCTGCTGAGTTCGCGGTGGGTCTTCTGGGAGTGGGCCAAGGCCAAGGGGCTCGCCACGAATTCAAAAACGTATGAATATTTTTACGAAAAGCACTCGTGGCACCCGGATCTTTACATATTCCTCAGCAAGAGTCCCGAAGAGTGCCATCGGTCGATTCAGACGCGGGGCCAGACGGGCGACGCGCACGTGTCTCTAGAATATCTCAGGGAACTTGATGTTCTGTACAAGCAGCTCGTCATGAAGGTGCCCTGTGTCGTGCACGTCCTAGACGCTTCAGCGTCGCCTGAGGAAATTCATGCCAAAATTTTAACAATTCTATCTCATAATGAACACTCAGAGGTGCTCCTCCGTGACGGTCGGGGGCGCCAAGTGCAGAAACGTGGCGGTCCAGGAGGGCAAGTGTTCTGCCCACCTTTCCAGGACCTGTGTCGTGTGTCTTGATGAAATCTCCAAGGGGGTTCAGCGCCGCCTCTCGTGCAAGCACGTGTTTCATACCAAGTGCATCTTCACATGGTTTGAAACGTCGGATGAGTGCCCGCTCTGCAAGACGGAACAGGACAGCGATCCCATAATAATATTTAAAAAACACGTCGAGGAAAACATCAGGGAAAAGTACCGTGACGCGATAAAGACCCTCGAGGCCGAGGTGGCACGGGCCCAACGCGCCGTAAGACGGCCTAACTAAAAGATGAGCCCCTTCTATGGAAGGGAGGTGCACCGGGACGACCCTCGCAGGACACAAATGTAAAAACAAAGTAAAAGGAGAAGCTACTCTGTGCCGAATGCACTGCACGGACAAGCAATGCTCCGTCTGTTTTTCAGGTCTCCTCCGTAATACCCGGGCCCTACCATGTGGCCACGAATTCCATCAAAAGTGCATAGATCGGTGGAAGCGCACGTGCCGAGGGGACCCCACCTGTCCCATGTGCCGTGTACCGTTCGATCTGCCCACGTATCGCGTGACCATATCCCTACAACGAGTAGCCGACAACACGGTTGAATCTTCTCAATATTTAACCTCAAATATTCAGGGGATTCAGGATGAATTTGGTCTTGACGTACGCGCACTTGATTTGCAATTAGATACTATTATGAATATAGTTTTTGATGTCGACGAGAACGAAGACATACGGGAGATGCTCAGGGCCATAGGGGTTCCTAACGCGAGAACTGTCTAAAGTTGTTGGCGACCTGACGCGCGATGTTCTGTGCGTTGCGCACCGCCACCTTCTGCGGGCTATTCACATTTCTCAGTGCATTTCCATTATTATTGTTGCCGGTGCGCACGGCACCACGCTGCACGCCATACGCGGCGCAGAACTTGGTGTAATGGAAACCCGGCTGCCACTTGCGATTCGACTTGCGTGGGTCGACGATCGTCTTGCCCGACGCATCGACCAAGAGAGGGCCCGACGCATGGCCCTGCTTGTGGGCCCAGAGGTTCGCCGGGAACCGAATGATTCTCCCGGGCGTGACTGGGGTGCCCGCCTTGGCCGCCGGCCGCTTCACATTGGTATTGTTTGTCGCAATCTTTCCGTCCGAGTTGGTGAGCGGTCTATACGTGCGCAGCGTCGCCTTGCGTATCACATCCGCCTTGACGTGGAAGAGCTTGGCCAGACCCTCGACCGTGTCACCCGGTTGGGTCTTGTAGCGCACGCTGCCCATTTGCACGTACCAGTGGAAGTCGCCTGTCGAGTTGCCAAAGTCGTTCGTAGGCGCTACAAAGCACATCACCTTGAAGAATCCCGGTTTTGGCCGCGCATTTGGATTCTTCATGTGGTAGACGCGGCCGGGATTGTCGGCCAGAACGCGTCTCACGATGCCATCACATGTGCGAAAATCCAAATTATTAGATGGTATATTCTTCGACGCACCCGGCACGCTCTTGCCGACGCGATTGTCACTGAAACTACCAAACGCATAGTCGTAGCAATTATCGTGAGTCACGCCCGTACGGCCCCATGGATCCCACGTGTACTCGCGCTCGGAGCCCGACTTGAGCATGGCGTTCCGACTCGTGGAATCCTTGCTCTTGGGCGCCGCCTTAGTCCGACTCGTGGCGACCATCTTACAAGAGGCGGGTATTTTTTCTCCGCCTCTTGTAAATGTTGACCATTATTAGCGCACGCGATCCTCGCGAGCGCATCACGGCCCTGATTACTTTTATAATTTTTGTTTTCGTTTGGATGTTCCTGCTTCGTTTCCTGTGGAACGAGGCGCTCGTCCGCTACATCCCGGCTCTGCGCCCGGTCGACTCACTCTGGCACACCTTCTTGCTGGCGATCGGTATTGCCGCGTTTCGCCTCTAGAAATTTTCAGTCAGGCCCTCGGCAATGACGCCAAAGCCGAGCCCCAGGCCTAGCACCATACCGAGCACCATGAGCGCGTAGGGCAGCACGAGGCTCGTGCCATTCTTGCGCGCCTTTTCACGCTCGATGAGGCCCCAGAAGAAAAACAGAGCGCCCAAAAGCAAAAAGATCATCTGGGCGCCAATGAGACCCACGCCAAGGCCAAAGCCCGTCTTGACGAGGTTCTTCATAGAATTTGCCATTTATTTTACTTGCGATTAAAAATTGCCCGAGCGATAGACTCCTTGGTCCGGAGACCCTTGGTGTTCACACCCTTGCGAGATGCGAGGTTACGCAGGTAATTCATAGTGACGGTCGAGCCGTCGGCGTACACGAGGCGCCCGGATGGGCCAGCCACCTTGAACCGTCCCGAACCCGCGCTCTTTACGACGCCCGAAGGGCTACGGCGCACGGGCGGCGGGCCGAGCGGGCTCAACGGAGACGGCAGACGGGGCCGCGGCGCGCTTGGTGCCGGAGCCGGCGTGACGCGCACCGGGCTGGGTGAAAATGCAGGCTTGCCAGCCTGCAGACGCTTGGTGACTGCGTTCATCGCCTTGGCGCGTGCCGCATTCCACCGGTTCTGATAAGGTTCAGAACCGTTCAGATTCAGAAAACTCGTCACGAGCCGATTGAACTTGTTGGAACGCAGAACACGGGGACTGATGCGGACACGGGGGCCCTCGAGCCGGCGAGGGCTCGGTGCACGTTTCGCGGTGGCGTTATTCTTGGGCTTGTTCTTGGGCTTGGCAGCGGTCACGCCCTTGTTCTTGGCGGCCTTACGGATCGCCGCGGCCCGGGCACGCGTGGCGGGGCTGAGCTTCATAAAGGTCCGTGGAGTCATTTCAAAGAAATTTTTGTTTTCAAAATTTTTCCGAGGACTGGGAGTCTGCCGCCTGTTCACCGCCTTGGGCACGTTGTTCGCCTTGGGCACGTTGTTCGCCTTGGTTACAGGGCTCGGTGACCCGCGGTTCCACTTCATCTCGGAATCCTTGAGAATCGTGCGAATGTTCGGCAGGCCCGGGAAGGGCATACCGTACTTGAGGCGACCGTCGGTGGTGTACGTGTCGGAAAATTCCCTGTAACCCATTGGGATATACTTCTCCAAGAATGCCCGGGTCTTGGGGAATTTCCCCAACTTGGTGATGAGACGGCGAAGTTCGTTAAGGAAGAGATGCATATCATATCTGGATGAAGTGTCGGGCCCGATGCCGTACCGCGTGGCGATGCCATTGGCGAGCGCCGTATTCACGGCGGGATTGGTGCCCATCTTCTCGAGACGGGACCACCCCAAGTCGGCAATCTTGGGGACTCCCTTGAACATCAGGATGTTGTCGAGATGGAGATCGTTGTGACGGAACTCTGGATATTTCTTCAGAATTCTGTGAAGTGTAATCAAAACTTTGTTTATTATTTTCAGCAGATCCTCGTCTTTCAGACCGGGCTTGGACAGGACCCATTTGCTGAGCGTCCCCCCGTCCGCCAATTCCATGAAGAGGACGGCTTGACGGTGAGGGTCTATGTTCTTGCCAATTTTGTTGATATTGTTCATGTTTTTCGGCGCCACAAAGTCGCGGCACTCGGAGAATTGCATGGCCGACACCACGCCACCCCATGCGACACGCTGGACCACCTTTTGGATGTCCCATTCAACCTGTGAAGGCTGCTTCTCCCCGCGCTTCTCGGCCGCTCTGTCGAACGGAGACACCTTAATTGCAATATCACGAATCATGTAATTTGGGCGCCGACTCGCTGCATAAATAACACCCTGGCGCCCCGAGCCTATCCGCCGCATTCCCGTGAGGTGGCGGAGCGCGCCACAATCGAGAGGCTGGTTAGGGAGCTTGGGTCTCACCGGCCGCCTCACACCACCTATAACGATGTACTTGGGGCCGGACGGGGTGGGGGCATGGGCGGCGCCACGCCCACCAGACTCGCGCAGAAAACGCACTGCATCATTCTTGGTCATGACTGAATTGGGGACGTTACGGGTGACTTTGCGTCCAGAGGGGCTACGGTGATACACGTATTTCCCTCGGGGCCCAGAGGTGAGTTGGAATTTGCGCGGGTCGCGCATCCAGTTCTCCATAATTAAGTTAAACATTTTTCTAAATTACACGTCAAGTTCAAAGTTTGGGATGCGGTTGCGTAGTCACTCCTCATCCTCCTCCTCGGTGTGCACACTCTGCTCGTCGTCCTCGACCAGCGCGCGGCTCGGCAGCTTGTTGGCGGCGGCAAACTTCACCTGGTGGACGCGGAAGGTGGCACCAAAGCCAGCAGGCGTGCGCCAAATCTGACTCAGCTCCACGAGAGTCGTGACGCTCTGGCCCTTCTCGAGCGAGTCCAGGGGCACGTCAGTGCCAGTGCTGTCATACGACTCGGTCTTGATGGCGCCCGTGTTCAGATCCGTGATCACCTTGAGGTTGAGCAGGGGTGCGTAGCCCTCCTTGTTGGCCGGCTTGAACGGAGCCTTGTACATCTCCGCCAGGGTTTCACGGCTCATCTTCTTGCCCATCAGCTCCTCGCAGTGCTCGAACGCAAAATCCAGGACAGCCTGGTTAATCTCGTTGAGCTTGTCGGCCGCCTGCGGGTTGTCCACGCTCAGGGGCAGGCTGGTGCTCGTCACCTTGCCGTCGTCACCAGCAAAGGTGCTCAGACCGAAAGGGGCCCGTAGGGTAGGCACCTTCAGCATAAGCTTACCACCCGCCTTGTGGTTGAGGTAGACAGCCTTGCCGCCCTTTGCGTTCTTGCGAACGTCCGAGAACTTGATGTCGGAAAGCTGCAGGTCAGTGAGCTTGACAATGTTGAGCGCCATGTGTGCTTCTCTACTGTACTAGGGTCTCGTGCCTTTAGACCCTGTTGTCCACAGGACTTTTTTTCGTGGCTCATGGTAAGATGTCGGCCTCGGCCAACAATATAAAAACGGCCGTCCAGAAATCGAATGCCGCCTTCACGAATCTCGTGAAGGCCATGGGCAACGCTGGTGTAAATATCAGTGTTGTTAAAAACACCCACCTTCCTCCAGCGGTCAACGCGATTCGCAACCTCAAGAAGCTTTATGCACAGGCCCCCGCCAATGTTGCGGCGAATGTCGTTGGGAGCAACGTCCCCCCCAAGACGCCCGAGGCGGCAGTGGTGAATGCTCTGGCCCATCTCCGTGCCCGTTTGCCGTCGCCGACAAACGTGCTCAATGCGGCCTCTTACGTGGCTGCGACGAACAATCTTAAACGAGCTGAAAATCGCAAAGTGGGTCGCCTCATGGGCATGTACCGCAAAGCTGAACTTCGCCAATTCTGGAAAAATGTTAATAACCTCCTCAAAACTCCCAATACATCTGGTGGACCAAAAATAAACGTGTTGGGACCCAAGACCAGAGCCGCTATTCAATGGGTCAAAAATCACCCTCGCCTGACGGCCCTCGGTGCCGGCCTGCCTGCGCTGGCCGTGCCCGCTGCGGCGGCCGGTAATATCGGCGCGGCCGGTCTTCGAGGCGCCAAGGCGGCGGGCGCCGCTGCAATGGCTCCAGGCTCCATTGCCGCCGAGATTCGTGGCGAGGGTAAGAACCTCGATGAGTTTTTGACGAGCCAAAAAGGGAGAAATCTTATTAATAGGGCCGTGAATTCATGGGCGCGGGGGGCGGGTGTGACCGGAGAGAGATTGGGCCAAGCGCAGGCCATGGCCGCCGCCTACAAGGGCAGTAACGCCGCCGCGAAAAAGAAGGTTACGAATGCGATACAGAAGGCGTGGCCTATTGGCAGTCGGTTCAAGTACAATGTAACAAATACAAATAAGTTAATAAACTATGTTTCCAAATCATACGTTCCACAAAATGCAAACAAGAATGTGGCCGCGTTCAAGAGCCGGCCATTCTGGGTCGGCGCCACGACGGACCCCGAACGTGCAGTGGCCTACTGGAGCCAGAAAAATCTGAATCAGAATAAGGTTTTCAAGAATCGCACGGCTACGGGTGTGTCGCTCGCCAATTTCTGGACTGCTTCCGACGCTGCGCCAACTGCCACTGGTCTCGGCGCGGTCGGCAACGCCAACGCAAACAAGCTTCGGGCGCGCAAGACGAGCATCAACGCCGCCTGGACCCGCCAACAGCTCACGGCCGGCCGTGAGCGCGAGAAGGCCCTGAAATCCCTGTTCACAAACGCTCTAAACAATACTAATAGAAACGCAATTATTCGAATTCTGAACACGGCCCCAGTGAACCTCGCCGCCGTGCCCGGTGTCAATAACGCGACGAGGGCGGCTCTGATGCTCAGACGGAGCAACCAGTTTACTCGCGCGGCGGCCCCGGTTTCTCTAAAGCTTAACGCCAATATCAATTCCACCCGGGGTCTCAAGAATATGAACAAACAAATCCTGAAGGCTTTCTTGAAAGAATTTTCACAGAAGACGCCCGTCACCAAGACCGGTGGCTTCATGGGGGTGGGTCGCAAGACTGTAGGCGGCCAGGCGGCCCTGCGCGCGTCTCAAAAATTGCGCATTCCTGTAAAGACTGCGACCAACATATTGAACAAGGGTAATCTGGGCTGGGGTAATACCGCCACCAATGAGGCGGGGAAGATTGACGCCCTTCTGTCGAAGTATCCTCCCACCGTGTACGACTGGGCGAGCCTGATCGCAGCCCTTCCCGCTGCGAACTCCATTACAAACGTGAACAAGCAGGCACTGCGTGCCGCTATAGCCGCCAGGCCGCAGGTCAATTTCGATATTCAATAGGGGGGCGGGCCTCCCGTTGGTGGCGGGGCGGGGGGCGCGCCCGATCCTCAGGTCGTAGCGCAGGCGACTAATCTCGGGAATCAAATAACAACGGCCGCGGCGGAAGTGGCCGCGGCGGCCAATGCGGGAAATAAGGGCGTGGCTAATGCGGCACTCGCCCGAATGAAGAAAGCAGTGGCCAACCGCAAAGCCTTGGTTGGCGCATCTGCAAATGCGGGACTCGGCCCAATAGTCGCCAAGGCCAACGTCAACGTCAAGCGCGCCGTTCAGGTCGCAAGGCAGAAGAAGAACGCGGAAGAGGCGGCGGCCAAGGCGGCGGCCAATGCGAACAAAGCGGCCAAAGCTGCAGCGGCCAAAGCCGCGGCCAATGCGAACAAAGCGGCCAAAGCGGCGGCTGCCCAGGCGGCGGCCGAGGCCCAGGCGGCGGCGGCTGCCCAGGCGGCGGCGGCGGCAAAGACGGCGGCCGAGGCTGAAGCAGCTCGCAAAGTACAGGAGGCGGCCGCGAAAAAAGCACGCAACGCCGCAGAGGCTCAGGCCAGGGCGGCGGCGGCCGCGGCCAACGCGGCCAAGAAAGCAGAGGCGGCCAAGATTAGAGAATTTGTTTTGAAATTGTGGCCATTGACAAAGGGTAATTTCAGGGGAGGCGCCTGGCAACCCAGACTCACTGAAACAACCTACATCAAACAACAAATAAGTAAATTTAACCCAGGTCTTACAGTTTCTCAAAGAAATGCAATCATCGCAAACATCATAAAGGCCGAGAAGAATAAGGCGATAGGTCACTGGGGGCCATACGGCGCGGGTGGTCAGAATAAGAATCTTACACAGAGAATTGAACGGGCGCGTGCGCTCGTGAACTTGGTGATCCCGCCACTGTCTGTGCAGGAGGAGGCGGCGGCCAAAATCGGGCAAGCTTGGCGAACTCGGAAGAGTAACATGACTGCACAAGTTCTACAGAATACGGTCAAGGCTGCACAGGCGGCACAGGCGCGCGCCGCTGCAGCGGTTCCAGGGGGCGCGACAAAGGCGCAGCAACTAGCGAAACAGATGCGACTTGCCAAAATTGCTGAAAATTTGCAATCCACCTTCATCAACGGTCAGGGACAAATAAACAATCAAAATAATTATAAAAAAATTAATAAAACTTTGTTGCAGGGCTTGACGAAGAATGAGATCGTGGCGCATCTCAAGGGCGTCAACGAGTTCAAGTCCAAGTTTACGAATGCCAATCTTGAGAAGATGGCTCAATATTTTTCCCCCTAAATAACAAATGGCCAGCATGGGTTTCGAGCCCAAGCTTGATTGCGGCTGCGGCTGCGGAGGCGCCAAGAAGAGTGACACGGTAAAGTTCAAGTACGCGACGTACTCGGCTCTCGTGTTCTTCTTCGTGGCGAATCCGGAGACGTTTAAACTTGTGAGCAAGATTCTGGGCGACTGGGTCGCGGGGCCAGCTGGCTGTCCGACGCCAGCAGGCCTGTTCTTGCACACGCTCGTGTTCCTCGCGCTCGTCTTTGGTTTGATGAAGCTTCGGAGCTAAAACTTTTTTCCCAGTAACTAGTAAAATGTGGACCAAGATTCTGATCTTCATGGTTGTCTTTTTCCTCGTGGCCAATCCTGCGACGTTCAAGATTGTGCGCGGCCTGCTGGGCTCGTGGGTCGCCAGCGCCGAGGGTCTGGCCACGCCGGCCGGCCTGGTCCTGCACGCCGCCGTGTTTGTGGGTCTGGCCATCTTCCTGCCCAAGGCGCTGATGCGTGCCTCGGGTTACGAGGATGACGAGGAGTTCGAGGACGAGGAGGAGTTCGAGGACGAGGAGGAGTTCGAGGATGAGGATGGCGAGGGCTTCCTCCGCAAGACTCGGTGTGCCAAGGGTCAGTACTACAGCCGCGCCGAGAAGCAGTGCATGACGAAGCCGACGTGCCCGCCCGACCAGTACTTCAGCCCGTGGAGACAGACGTGCCGCCCGCGCAAGATGTACCGCCGCAGCCGCAAGACCAGCAACGTCATTGTTGCTCCAGGCGCCGCCCCCCCGGCCGCCGCCCCGGCCGCGACCGTCGCCGCCACCCCCGTGGTGACCGTTCCGGTCGCCACCACCTCTCCCTATGTGGACTATGAAGAGGAGTACATTATGGGCTACGGCTCGTATTAAAAGTCCTCGTCAAACCGAACCGAGTCGCCAGCCTCGACCATTCTCTTTGAATAGTCCCCTACCCGTTTTTCGAAAAAGTTCGTCTTCCCCTCGAGTGAAATGGTCTCCATCCATGCAAAGGGATTTTCGGCTCCAAAAATAGGATCGTGACCCAGCTGCTTAAGCAGCCTATCAGCCACGTACCTGATGTACTGTTTCATTTGTTCGGCATCCATGCCTATCAGTTTGCATGGAAGCGCCTCTGTAATGAAACTCTCCTCGATTGCCACCGCCCCACGCACAATGTCGGCCACGGGCGCCGTCTTGTCCTCTAGGTGGCGGTATAGCGCCACCGCAAACTCCAGATGAAGACCCTCGTCACGGCTGATCAACTCGTTCGAGAAGCACAGACCGGGCAAGACACCCCGTTTCTTGAGCCAAAAAATAGAACAAAAAGATCCCGAGAAGAATATACCCTCCATGCAGGCGAACGCCACCAGGCGCTGTGCAAAAGGAGCGGAGCTCTTCATCCATTCCAGAGCCCATTCCGCCTTGCGTTTCACAGCGGGCACCGTCTCTATAGCTCGGAAAAGTCCGTCCTTCTCAGCCTTGTCCTCGACCAACTTGTCAATCATGAGGCTGTACGTCTCACCGTGTATCGACTCGTTGAACGACTGGTACGCATAGAACGCCCGGGCCTCGGCAATCTGCACCTCAGTCCCAAAATTCAAGTTTATATTCTCCATGACGATGCCGTCGCTCGCTGCAAAAAACGCGAGAACCATCTTGATGAAGTGTTTCTCGGAGGCGGTGAGGCGCGACCAATCCGCGGCATCCGTGCCGAGGTCAATTTCTTCTGCGGTCCAGAATGATCCGACCGCCTTCTTGTACAAGGCCCAGAGATCAGGGTACTTGATCGGGAAGACGGTGAAGCGATCGGTAGTGGGTGAGAGTATAGGATCCGCCATACTCTAATTAGGGTTTTATTCTTTAGAAGCTGGCGTACAATGTGCCGAGTGGCGTGAGGGGTGGGAGGGTCGTGGGGAAATGCACGTACGAGTTGAAGAGGGCCGATTGGTTCATGTGATCAGGGTTGGTCGGCCCCTCCTGAGAGTCGCCCTGTATGCCCGTGGGATTCGTGAACGGCACGAGCTTGAATCGCTCTTTCCACGAGTACTTTTCGACGAAGGGCATGGCCTCCATACCCTGGACCGTCTGCTGCATGAAGTTGGCCGTGCTGTTCGTGGAGGCGTCGAGGGGCGTGCCGCTAAACGCGTCCCATGAGATGCCGGAGACGGACGAGTGCACGGTGCCGGGTGGATTGCCACCACAGCACGTCGCGGGCCAATCGGCACACGAGTACTCGGTGACCCAGATGGGCAGACGGTACTTGGCATTCACTTCAGTCAGGTAATTCAGGAATGAATCAGCTTGAGGCGGGCCGTACCAGTGCACACAGATAAAGTCGGGGTTGCGGGGCCTGGGGGTGAGCAAATTAATTTGAATCAAAAAATTGTCGAGCCAGATGGATGGGTCGAGTGTAACGAGATTAGGAACGCTGGGGTTGTTGCTGATGTTCACCATAACGGGCGCCAGGCCGGTCGATGGGGCGGGTATGTTCGTTGCGCTCGATCCCGGGTGCACGAGGCTTCCGAACATCACGGGGCTGCCGAGGCGTCGGCCCGTCGCCGCCAAATCAGGCCACTTGGCGACGGCATCGCCAACCCTCATGTTTGCTTGGGCACCGGCGTTCGTACCGTCGGGTTCGTTGTAAGTGAGGAGATTCAGGGGGTCCCACCCCGGCGGGACGTTGTTCACGCCAAAGGAGGCGATGGCACCCGAGGGGGCGTTTGCTATGCTCCAGTACATTGGCGTGAAGAGCAGGCCAGGTGGGGGGATCGCAGGAGGTTTGGACCCCCACGTGTAGTACCAGTCGGAGTTCAGGGCTGCAATCTTCGCCGCGCAAGTCGGATCACTCGTGCCAGCGACGAACCCCTTCTTGGTCGCGCGCTTCGAGTCAACCACGAGTGGGGCGCTTGGCAGGGACGCGGGCACGGCCGCCTCTTGCTCTGTCGGCGCATCCGTCACGGACCGGCTCGTGGACGGTGGCGTGGGGTACAAGGGTATGTTGCTGCCTCGGGCTGGAGCCGGAGTGACCTGCACATTTTGAACTGGCAGGCCGGTCTGCGCATCTGTGAACTGGATCAGATAGTTGGCCGGACCCCCTGGCGTGGGCTTGAAAAAGACGGTGGCGAGTGGATCCCCATCTTGGGTGAGCTGCACGCCCTGTGGCTGCCGTGGCAAAGTGGCCGCGGGTGTGGAACCCACAAGAGGGCTCGCTCCTAGAGCCCCCGGTGTCGTGGAGTAACTCGCTCCTGAGGCGGTGCCGGGTGGCGCAGGGTACGCCCGACGCGCCATCTCGGCCTCCTGCGCCTCTTGTTCAGCCAAGTCCAAACCCAAAAAACTTTTTTTAATAAATTTTCTTTCAAAGTTTGACTGAGCCTGACCTACTTGAATGGCCAGTAGGATCACGAACGCGATCAGCGCTGCGATCAATTCGCAGTCCATACTGTTCGTCAATAAATAATTCTCGTCATTATTTTTATAAAATTCTAATGTAGGGATGGCCGCCACCATTAGCGGCTTCTACACTATCAAGGACTCCAATACAGCTACATTCTATGTGACGTCATCTCTGCCACCAGAGCTCAAGACTGGCGTGACTCTCCTCAATCTTCCTGGCATAATAGGCAACACTATAGTCAAAGAGGTGGTTCCGTACCAGGGGACGTACGCAGGTTACGGTGCATTCAACGGAAGTTTTGATTTCCAGGCGGACAAGGCCCAAACTATTCAGGGGATCGTGCCTGTCGCCGCCACGACCATCGCGACGCAGACGTTCACGAATCCCCCACCTCAGTTTTCCGTCTCGGGAACATATTTTGTTTCAAATTCTAAAGTTTATTTTTATTCTAAAATTCCATTCCCACCGAACATCGCCAAGAAGTGGCTCCTCTCGGGACTGTCTGGGATCGGCCCCGTCCTTGAAGTTCTACAGTTTCAGACGACTCCTGGCAAGATCTCGCCCAAGGGGCTCGGGGATCCCACTCCCTACCTGCAGTATGCGGGCATTCTCGTTCTCGGGCCACTTCCACGGACAGCGGCTCTCCCTCTCACGCCCCCCACGGGAGTGGCGTCTGGCAATCGAGTGATTCTCACCGCACCCGATAAGCCTTCGGGATTTGTACCACAGCCCTTGAATCTCGCCCCTCCTCAGCTCCTCACGATCCTCCCTCTCGATGATGATAAATTCCAGAGATTTCCCGTGGACATCCGCCCACTCGGCATCGCCGTCGGGGGGCACACAGTGGTCGAGGACAGAAATTTTGTAGAAAAAAGTCGTCTAGGGTTCAGTGCCGGTGGCGTCTTGGCGCTCGACGCCATAGGACCCCACGAGCAATACATAGCCACGACCAAGGAGTTCAAGGGGGGTGAGTGGGACCCTTCCTATCAGCAGCACTCACTGTCGGTCGTGTACCAGGAGCGCATCCCCGTGCCTGGCACGACGTTCATCAGACGTACGGAACCCGGCGTGGCTGTTGTTGAGCTTAGACCGACCGAGCTCGGGGACCTCTTATCCAACATGCACCTGCAGGTGACATTGCCCGCTCTGAGTGTGGGCAACGCCTACACGAACCAGATTGGCCGGGCCCTCATAGAAAAGGTCGAGTTCATCGTCAATGATACTATTGTGGAGACGATCTATGACGACTGGCTCGTGATTCGCGATCAGACGTTCCTCGACTACGACGAGCAGGTGGGCATGTTCAACCTCGTGAACGGCGGTCAGGCGAATCAGAACCTGAGTCCAAACGCTCCGCTCAACCTGTTGATTCCTCTTGAATTCTTCTTTTGCAGACGCCACAGTCACGAGAACAAGGGTCGCGAGAGGCTTCGGCGACCATACTTCCCCGCCTGCGCCATGCGGGCCCAGAAGATTTACATCCGCTTCACGTTCCGCCCGCAAGCCTGGTTCACAAACTTCCCGAATCCCATCGATATAATCAATCCCTATATTGTGCTCGAGTCCATCAGACTGACTGATGCCGAAAGGCTCTACTACCGCAACCAGCCACTGCGCTATATAGTCCCGACGGTCAAGAAGGAGTCGACGGCCGAGTATAATCAGGGCGCCGTGACGGCCACCCTCACCGCCAACTTTCCGGTCCAGCTCTTGGCGTGGTTCATTCGAAACAAAAATTATGAAAGTATTCAAAATACAAATTTCTATAACGCCCGGTACTTGTACGGCTACGCCTCACAGTACATCACGGCGGCGGTCCCCCTGACTTTCCCGACCGGCAACGCACAGTATATCGATTCAATTGATACGGTAAAGATTACCATGAACAACGTCGACATTCTCGACACCTTTGCGAACGGCACGTACTGCTCGTTCAAGCAGCCCATGGAGCACGGCCTGTCCGTACCCCAAAAGAACATCTATCTGTATTCATTCGGTCTGAATGTGACTGAATACAACCAGGGTGGTTACATTGATTTTTCAAAGTTAAATTCTCAAACATCAAATTTGACACTCAAGTTCTTGCCCGAGCTCGCGGCGACCATCACGCAATACTCATTGTATCTATTTTACTATGGGTACTCGATTCTGGAGTTCCAGGGCGGCTTTGCCCGCATGTCTTATCTTTGAAGGGGCCTGCGTTCTGCATATAGTCGATGATTCCGTTGGTCAAGCACCACTTGATGAAGTTGAGCTGAGCCACGGTCGTCGTCAGCCCCTGAAACTGAATGCGCTCGGTCCGACAAAAGGGATCGAAGAGCTTCTTTGAATAACCATCCAAACTGGATTTATAGGCCACGTGGACCGTAAAGGCGCGTCCCATTGGTGACGTGTACGTCACATGCCGATTCTTGGCGTAATTGGTGATGAACCACTCCAAATTACGCAAAGAAATACCCTGACTCTTGGTCGTGAGAATATCGTGCAGCCGCGCAGAGTGCGCGGGGTCGTCGTAGAACCTCGTGAGCGACTCGAGGAGCAGATCAGCCTTGCTCATTACTTTAGAGAAACGTCAAATGTTTAACTGTCTTGACCTTTTCACACGCTGGACAACCCGCCAAGAACATCGGTGGCAAACTGTGTGTGTGTAGGACCGTCGGCGCTTCGGGCTCGACCGGCCGCATCGCGATGACCGGCTTCTGGTCCTGATGCATCTTGCAGTAGCCGTCGATTCGCGCGTGACGTGTGCACCGCGTCCCCTTGCCGACGAGGCCCAAGCATTGGTCCGACTTGACCTCAAGACACGCCACGTCCTTCATGAGTTTTTCAAAAGGCAAGCGATATGTTCGAGATACGTGCTGCACGACGTTGCTCAGACGCTCGCTGACGCGCCGGTTCACCTCATTCTCGATAATGGTCATGATTTGTTGCTCCATCCGGTGCCTTGATCTCTTCTAGGTGGGCTTCTTAAAATACGCATCGAGAGTGCGCATCTTGGGATCAAAAGTGCCCTTTTTGTTTCCGGCCGTGGCCGCTGCGAAGATGGTCCGCTCTGGGTCCGAGCCGACAAGCGGCTCAAGCAAATCGCACACGGGCTTTTTGAGCTGGTTCGTGAAATAGTACTGATAGTCGAGAGGGACGCCATGCTCCTTGACCCAACCAGGGTCTTCGGCCTTTTCCACGAGCTTGCCATTCTTGGGCGCCAGGGCCACCACGAACTGCACCCGGTCCCCCTGTTGGGGCTCCGAGCCGGGAGCGCGCGTCTTGATTTTGTCACGGACGGCGACGTGCGGCATCGCCACCTTGTAGTCGCTGGCGAGCTGCTTGCTCATCATGAGCTTCTCCATCGGCACCTTACCCGCTACGAGATCAGCCGATGCCTGACGCGCAAACTGGATGACGGGTCGCGGGTCGTCACTCTCGAGGATCATCCCGAGCAGACTCTTGAGCGTCTCGCGGACGTACGGGCAGCTGTCGCGCCGGACCACCTGCAGCCCCTTGACGTCAATCTTCTTGAAGGCGATGGCTCCAGCTTTGTTCTTCTCGTACATCTTGGCCGCATAGCGCTTCTTGCTGTACAAAAAGTACGGGCAGTAAACCTTCTCGAGTTCCAGGTCGTTCGGAGCCTTGAAGAGCTTCGTGCATTGCTCGGCCGCCAGCTCCCCTTGAGCCCACGAGTAATCGATCGCCTCTTGGCCCTTGCGGCCCTGCACGTCAAACTCGACCATGACGCTATCGGTGTCCCCGTACCGCACCTTGGCGCCTGGGAAATTCGCCTCGACATAATTCTTCGTCTCATCGATCATCTGACGGCCGCGCATGGTGACGGTGCTCGCGATCGGCACACACGGGAGCATACCCTTGGACGCGCCCGTGAATCCGTAGATGCTGTTCATGCTAATCTTGTAGGCGAGCTGCTGGCCGTTGTAAACCGCCTCCATGGGCGTGCCCTCGGCTGCCGCCATCAGCTTCTTGGCCTTTTTGCGGAACGCCTTGAGGTCCGTGAGGATCGTGGGGAGCAAGGACACTACGTTCTGTGCAAACTTGTGCGGGCCGAATGTCTCGTACTCGACGCCTGGAAGGTTGTCGTACTTGGGGTCCATGACGAGCGTGGAATAGCACAGGTTGTGAGCGACCATGATGCTCGGGTACAGGCTCGCAAAGTCGAGGGCCGTGATTGGTCCGTAATACGCGCCAGTCTGGGCGTCCAGCACGGTGGCGCCCTCGTACTTGGCGTCGTCGGCCGGCCCCTGACGGCGAAAGGTGGGGATCAGGAATCCGAGCTGTCGCGCCTTGTATGCCATCTGACTGAAAACCTTGATTTGCTGGCCGCGTTCGCTCAGAAAGGCCAGTGGGACCCAGCACGCCTTGGCCATCTCCACGAGGTTCTGGATCTGGCACACCTTGGCCATGATGGCGTGCGGCAGCTCCGTGTCCTTCAGACAGTAGTCGGCCACCTCACCGAGCTTTTGGGGATTGCCCTCGGCGAAACGAGCGAAAATCTCCTTGACTGGCATGTCCAGCTTTTGATCCTTGAGGAAATGCTTCGACACATTATTCAGCGAGTACGACTCGAGTTTGTGCTCGCGCTTAATGTCTTGGAACAGGTCGAACACGTACCGTCCAACCATGGGCACCATCTTGAGCTCGTTGTTGCCGAGGGCGCTGCTCGAGAGGTTCTTGACGACGAGCTCGGACGGCACGTCGGTCCGGCGGCCCCACAAGGGCTCGACCCCATTGCGCATCGCACGCTTGTAGAGGTATTCGAGATCAAAGCCGAAGATGTTCCAGCCTGTTATGATGTCCGGGTCCGTGGCGGCGAGATACTCACCGAACCGTTCGAGTAACTCCCTTTCCGTGGAAAAGCTCTCACAGTCGGGACCGTCCGTCTGCTTCAGACAAAGGCACTTGCGCGTCAGAGTCGAAGACTCGGCCCGCCCAAACTCTCCAGTCGTCATGCCAATCTGGAACACCACATCATTCAGATTGGCCGGGCTCGGGAAGGCACCCGTACTCGAGTAGCACTCAATATCAAAGGACATGATCTTGAGCGGGGCAATCTCGTCACGATCGGCCAAAGGTTTGAACTTTTCAGTAACTATATTTAGATCGCAGCGCGTGTCCATCTCCTCTTCATCGTGCTGGACCTCGATCCACCCCGTGCTCGTGCAGCCAGACACGTGCATGAATCGCAGAACGGGGTCGATGTTCGCCTCGTAGACGCGCCAGTGGTCACGCTCGAGGGCCCATGCAGCGCTGCGCAGAGCCTTGTGTGTCTTGAATGTAAATTTGAAAAATCTTGATTGCTGGCCATTTTGGAACCCCCACAAGTCCTTGGCTAGGACGGTCTCAATACGCGCGCCACGGACTTCGGGTGTTCGGAACCCCGTCTTGGCGAAAAAGTACGGCTCGAAGAATGTGGACGCGGCGACGGATTTCCCGTCAGCCGTGCGTCCATAGGCCCTCACGACGTACTTGTCATCTTCAGTATCGTGGCCCTCCCAGGCGACCGCCTGGAAGACCACCTTTTCCATTTATTTATAGAGAGTCTTGAAACTATAAGCCAGGACCAGAATCACTATGGTCCACCCGACGACGTGGTCGACCCGAGACATGGACCCCACCTGACTCTCTGACATTTTGTTAAAATCAGCCTGATACTGAGGGGGCTTGAAAGGCAGCCATATGTACCGACCAAACGGCACGATGGTCGGCCCGAGCTTGTTCCGACACTCATACATATAGTCGTACCATGCCATGGCGATGTATGGAAACCAAAGCAAAAAGAAAAGAACAAAATAATTCTTGTGTGGGAGGAACCAATATCCACCCGCGAGCATAGCAGAGAAAATCACGCACTTAATGTTGAATTCAAATGGGGCCCCTGGAAAGATGCCACCCGCCATGCTATTGCTGATGAAAATTTAGTGGTAGACGCCCGCGTGCATCTTGGACGGGTCAGGCTGATTGAACTGCTCGGCCGCACGGGCAGCGCGACGGGCAGCGCGCGCCGCGCGACGGGCCGCGCGACGGGCGGCGCGCTTGGCCCGACGCTCCGCTCTGGAGAGGCGGAAGTCCTCCTCGCCCTCGTCCTCGTACTCCTCGCCGTCGTCGTCGCTCTCGTACTCCTCACCGTCATCGTCCTCGTAACCCTCGGCCTCCTTCACCGCCCGCTTCGCCGCCTTGAAAAAGCCGCCGTTCTTCTTGGAACGTCCAAACATCTTTCTGCGGAAAAACTCCTCATCATCCATGCCCTCGAAGTTGGAGGCACCGAAAGGCATGCGCCAGATCATCGTGCCGAGCACAATGAAAACCAGGGCGTGCACAAACAGGCCGCCCACCTTGGGCAGGCCCTCCTGGGTGGCGATCCAGCCGCCCAGCACCGACCGAACCGCCTGGAAGGCCACAGAGCTGGCGAGCAGCATGAAGAGCAGACCCATGAGGAGCTTCTTCGGGCAAAGGAACATTATTACTTTAACAACATTTTTTGTTTCTGAGTCAACTTGGAAGGGGGTATGAACTCGTCCCTGCTGGAGATCCAGAGGTGGTCGATATGGGCTCGCCAGGGAATCTGGACCCTGTCCAGTGCCTTGCGACAAAGAACACACGGGAGGGACGTACCTGGCTGGCCGTCCCGCCTGAGCCGCGTCACGACGAGCTCGCCGTACTTTCGATAAGTCCAAGTGGAAAACTGGGCTGGTGAATTACCCTCGCGTCTGGAGAGTTCCTTCAGACGCGAGAGCATCCTGCGCTCTGCGCAGCACATGCAGTTATTGACTACGCTTAGTGCTCCAATGGAGCACGCGATGTACATTAAGTTTTTAGAGTTTCTTCTGTTTAAATGCCAGTGGATCCGAACCCAGCTGCTCCCCGGTCAGTTAGAGCCGTACACTCACTTGGCACCTCGACGACCTCGGGTGTCACGCACTGCTCAAGGATCAACTGTGCGATCCTGTAACCCGGACGAATCACGAATGGCTGTGGGTCCAGATTCTGAAGAACCACCTTGACCTCGCCTGTATAGTCGGGGTCAATGACACCCGCGAGTGTGTCGAGCCCGTGCTTCACGGCCAGTCCAGAACGAGGTGCAATACGACCGTAACATCCCGGGGGGAGAGAGACTGAAACACCGGTGGAGACCACGACTCGGCGGCCTGGCAGAACAACATAGTTGTCGGTACTGAAGAGATCGTAACCAGCGGCGGCGGCAGTCGCGCGCGTTGGCAGAGTTGCATGAGGAACCAGCTTAGTGACATTGAGTGCCATTCTAACCATTCAGAGCTCATCAGCTTTAAAAGGACGAGCCATTGAAATTCAAGATGGCGTTCAAGTCTCTCGTGCTCGACATTGACGGCGTGCTCATCCGTGATCGCCGACTTCTCGACCACGTCCGGCACAACTGTGTGCGTTACGTGGCCAAGAAGCTCCCCGAGTGCAAGGATCCCGCATACACGAACCACCTCCTGTTTGCCACGGCCGGTCACACGGCCCGGGGGCTGCAGAACAGCTTTGGAATCGACACGAGCGATTTCAACAAGGAGGTCTATGACGTGCCACTCCGCAGCCGGCTCTGGGACGTTCTGAGCAGCACCGAGTTTCAGAGGGACGCGGAGGATATTCACGAGCTCATGCGTAATGGGTGGAAGGTTACTCTCTTCACAAACTCACCGATCGAATGGGCCGGTCAGGTGGCCCACGCCATCAGTGACGAGGTCTGCGTCGTGTGTCCTAGCAGTGACGTGGTCACGTCGCCCCTCAAGCCCGAGGCGACCGCCTATACCAACTTTGCCAAGCACCACACACACATATTCGTGGACGACTCTCTCACAAACCTCGTAACGGCCCGATGGCTCCCCAACTGGCACCCGGTCCACTTCAATCCGGACAGGCACCTGGGTGGTGACGAGCCGGACTGGTGCCCGGCGGTGGGATCTATATGGGAGGTCTGCCTGTTCGCCAATTCGGCCGACCACCAGATGTCCAATCACGAGACGTATCTGTAGTTGTTATTTTATCTCTAAATAAAAGTAGATGGGGTGCCTCTTCAAGCCCAGGCCGGTCCTCTACGTGGTCCTACCCTATTTCAACTTTTGTGGATTCAAAAGAAGAAGAGAACTTTTTGTAAAATTTGTAGACTGGCTCAAGTGGAGGTGCGGGATCCGCGTTGTCGTGAGCGAGGCTCTCGGGCCGTGCCCGTTGCCGTGCCTGCCCGTCTGGCGCCACCTGAAATTTCCCGCTCAAAACAGGGTTTGGCTCAAGGAGAACCTCATTAACGTGGCGATAGGCCAGCTACCCACCGACTGGCAGTACGTTGCGTGGATCGATGCAGACCTCACGTTCCTGAACGCCAATTGGGTCACGGACACGATCAATGCGCTCGGCAAAGCTGACGTCGTGCAGATGTGGCAAACGGCCGTCAATTTCGGCCCCAATTGCGAGGCTATAAAGATTGATAAATCTTTCGCCTACATGTTGAAGGCGAGTGGGACCCCGTGGGTCCCGAACGATAAGTACGGCTTTTGGCACCCGGGTTACGCGTGGGCCTGCACGAAGCAAGCCTGGACGCAGATGGACGGCCTCATCGATTGGGCGATCCTAGGGTCGGGTGATCGGCACATGGCCATGGCGTGGGCCGGGCGCGCGCTCCAAAGCGCGCCGGGCAACATCCACCCCAACTACAAGGCTCTTTTGGAAGAGTACCAGAAGATGTGCACGGGCCTGCGCATCTCGTGGGTCCCGGGGACGATCCTGCACCACTGGCACGGCTCGTTCGAGAACCGGCGCTACAGAGAACGTTGGGAAATTCTTACAAAAAATAATTTCGATCCATTCAAGGATGTCCGAATGGCGAGCGATGGACACATCGCACTTACCCGTGCTGGTCTTCGTCTCGTTGTACAATTGGACGAGTATTTTATGGGACGCAAAGAGGACTCGTGAAAACGTGTCGTGTGTCCTTTAGGGCTCGGGCTCGGGAGCTCTCTTCACCAAAACACAAACCATGAACGCCATCCAGCGCGAGTACCTTCGCAACGCCCGCAAGGCTGTCCGGATTGCAAGCGACGTCAAGTTCAATGCCGTCGCTTACAATGCGCAAGTCAGCTGGGCCGAATCCTATTGGTACAATTACCTCAAGTCGGTGGGTACGAAGCAGTTTCAGGCTCAGGTGAACCGGCTCAAGGAGTTCCTAGCACGCAAGGACACCCACGGGGCCATGAAGTATCTCGAGACTCACTTGTGATTGCGGAACTTCGCCATGGCGAGGTTTGCAAGTGTACTGTAATATTCACGCGTTCCTTTTTGAAACCTGTTCACGCCAAGTCCCAGATTTCCAGCGCGTCTATTAAGGTTATTAGAATCACGTGCAATCTTACCCGCCCAGAATTTGTACACGCTCTCCGCCTGAGCAGGACTCGCGTTATTCAGCCGAACCTGTAATTGGTGGATATTACCAGCGTGCTGAGCTGCGGCAACAGCAAAGTTCAAATAATTTCCTTTATTAGGCATTACTTTTTACGCAGGTTATTATTTGGATCGGGCCGCTTTGCATACCACGCCTTTGGAGCCAGACCCTTCGTCACGAGCACGTACTTGTAGACCCGCGCCACGCCCCACTGGTCGGCGGTCATGCCTGGGCGGGACCCACCCGTCTGCCACGCGCGCCGCCCCCTGTCATAGACCGTGTTCAAGTTCTTCTTGGGTATTCCAGTTTTTTTTGAAATTAAATTTTTTTTAAATTTTAGGTCAGGATAAACTTTGTGAAACAGTCCGGTCCACCGGGACCGCCTGGGCTTTGCAAGGGCATTCGACTTTCCCAATTTGAAAATTTTTGTTTTTTTTCTTTTTAAAAGTTCCTTCTCACGGACCTTCTTCATAGTCTTGCTCAGACCGGCAAAGTACCTGGTTGGCCAGTGCATTACTATATATGAAGAATTATCTCCGAGCCCAGGCCGTCAGGGCCGGGTCGAACGTCGCGCCCCATGAAAAGGCGTCCGACTTGCACCGCTTGACGTGCGCCATGGCGCGCTCTTTTGAGATGCCCTCGTACCGCATAAGATATGCGGCGACCACGGCCGCGCTGCGCTGCTGACCGGCCCAACAATGCACGATGACCTCGTCACCGGACCAGAGTCGCTCGCGGATAAGGCGCGTCACACCCGGGAAGAAATTCAGCATCCGTGAATTCTCGTCCGGAGCGTCGTCGATGGCCAGACGGACCCCATCCGGGCTGCGCATAGGCAAATCTCTGGAACAGTTGACTATGAAGTAATCACGAGCCTCGCGTCCCCTGCGCTCGACGTCGTTGAACGACGCCAAGTACAGACCGTCTAGGATCTCGTACATTATTATATAAGTTTATAACAAATAATGGCCAGTCCGACGCTGGCGAATCTGGAGAAAACCCTCGTCAACATGAAGCGCAGAGAACGCACTCTTCGTAATTCAATTTGGGGTTCGGGTATGATCGGTAGAAGGGGGCTGGGCCCGAATATGGCCCAGGTCCCGAGCCACACCCGTCTCGTGGGTAATATAAATGCCCTTGAGCATCGTATTGCCAACAAACGGGCCCAAAACGCAAGACGGGCGACCGCCCGGAGACATTGGGGTATGGCGCGGCGCCTTGTGACCGCGTCAAGGGCCGTTACACGCATGAGGGAGAATGCGTGGCGCCCTCCTGTTCAAGGCGGCTCGGCATATCGCCGCCTGGCCGCGAGAACTTTGGTTGGCAGACCTTCCACTAGAACCGTGGGTACATCCACGCGCAATAGCCCTCACCGTCGGAGCCGGAGCCCGCGCAGCCCGCGCAGCCCGCGCAGCCCTTGAATAAAGACGAGACGCGAAAATAAATCAATGGGTTGGGGCATCTGCTTCGCTCTTGACGCCAACGGCTACGTGTACTGTGCAGATGGGTGCAAGTGGCGCGCCCGCAAGAGCGACTACGAAGACTATCCCGTGTGGCCCTCGGCGCGTCAGGCTGTCCTGGATTACTTCGAGGGCGAGGCGCACCGCGAGCTCGATATGGTCCGCGACGAGTTCCCCGGAACGGCCGCGGGTCTTCACCAGGCGTGTGACGAGCACATCGGCGCGGCCCTTGGAAACTACTGGGACATGAGCGAAGAGGAGCGCCGCGAGGCCCATGAGGCTTCGCTGGCGGAATTTGAGGCGGACTTGACGCGCGTCAAGGAGGAGTTGATCCGTTCCCTTGAGACGTACAAGGAGCGCAAGAAGGCCTGGGCCGAGTACAAGAAGAACCCGCCCAAGGTGCGCAAGGCAAACACGCGAGCCGACGAGCTCCGTCAGCTCATCGCGCCTCTTCGCCTCGAGCTGGAGCTCGAGGAGGTGGCCGAGGAGTGTGATCGCCTGCGTCGCGCCAAGGCGCGAGGCGTCAAGATGCTAAATCTGGAAAAGAAATTCCACGTGTAAATTAATGAACAACTACGCCATCGTTGGCCCGAACACCCTCCTCAACGACAGCACGAGGAGAAGAGCCCGTAAACTCGTGAGGAAGACGGTCAATCTCAACTGGTTCAACAACGCTTACCAAGCGAGCAATAGACACTATATCGTCATGAATACCCGTGGTAAACTGGTGGGGTTCGCACTCGTGGATCCCAATAAGGGTACAGATATGCGTATCCATCTCATAGGTACTAAACAAGGTATGGGAATAGGGCGCATGCTTATGCAACAGATACTAAATAATGCACGCAACAGGGGACTAAAGACGGTGACGTTGGAATCTGTCAATGAAGCTCGTGGTTTTTATAATAAAATGGGGTTCACGCGCTTCGGCCTTGGCAATAATATGAGGTACTATCTCTTCGCTAATAGACGAACACCGTCTTCTCGGACTCCAGCACGCGCTTCAGCTTCACGATCAGCCCGGCCAGTTTCGGCTTCTCGGGGGAATCGTCAAACGCCCCTTCGTTGAACTCCTCCTCGAAGAGCTCAAGGTCCTCCTTTGTGAGGACCATAGTCTTATTACGCCAGTAGATGACATCAGTGAGGCCTGCATCGTAAGCCTCATTGAAGTCCTTGGGCGTCTCGAATTTCTTGTCCTGATAAAGCCGGTTGATCCAGCTTAGGACATCCGGATCACTGAATTCGCCAAGTTTGTTGTGCCACTGAGGCTTGGCGAATTCAAGGAACTTGCGCTTAGGCGCGTACTTGATGGGCACAGATGAGAAGGTGGCCATGTTTGTGTTTGGTGTCTGGGCCGTCAGGATCGTGGGCCTGGCGTTCACAGGACACGTTTTCACTTCTTCCATGGTGCGCAGCTGGCCCTCATGGTGAACCCCTTGATGGGCCCCAAGAGACACGCGAGCTTTGAGAACTTTCTCGGAAGGCTAAAAACCTTTTTGTTCGAGGCCCTGACGCACTTTTTGTTTTTAGGGCCCGCCTTGCGACAACTCTTCATATAAAAGTATCAAACGTTTTTAAACTAATATGGAGGGTTGGATCGCTCTCACACGCACTTCGACGCTCGGCACGCAGCCCCGCAAAGTGGCCCTCTCGAGTCGTAATTACGTCGTGTGGCGCAATCACAACAACGAGGTCCAGATCACTTCGGACGCGTGTCGGCACCGCGGCGCGTCCCTCTCGGGTGGCAAGGTGCTTCGGGACGGCACGATAGAGTGCCCTTACCATGGGTGGAAGTATACGGAAAAGAAACTGTGCAAGCCGTGGGGCAACGACTGCGCCGAGCTCCTCCAGATTGACTTTGACAAGAAAGATCAGGATGGTCTCTTGTGGGTCCGTCCGAAGGGTCTCGACGGCCCCGACCCACCTGAGGTTCCGCACGTCAAAGATCCTGAATTCGACACCATGTGGTTCGAGACGACCATCAAGCAGTCTGCCCAGATGATCATCGAAAATGGGATCGACCCGTGCCACGCCTCGTGGGTCCACGCAAACCCGCTTGGTTTCGGGACGGCCAGTGAGAAACCGACAAACGTCGTCCACCGGGGCCACACGATCGAGTTCGACTACGTGCCGAACCGCGAGGCCCTGTCGACCAAACTGTTCGGTCTGAGCACGACGCACAACTTCCACGCGTTTGTCCTCCCGTACACGACGTGGAGTGACGTGGAGGTCCACGGGGACAAGGTGCTCATGACGTACGTGACCCTGTGCCCACTGGACGAATTCACGACCAAGATGTTCGTGGGGTTCAGCCAGAACTTTGGCGTCCCGTCCGCGCTCTTCGTCCTCATGGGCAAGGCGATCGTTGAGCAGGACCGTGTGATTCTTGAGAATTTAGATTCGAGCTTTCGGTTCAAGGGTATGAACGGAGAGCACGACGAGCTAGTGGTGGCGTACCGGGACGCTCTACATAATAGTATTTTCAAGTAAATTACAAATCAAAAGACTCAAAGAGTTCGTCGGCCGGCGTCTTCGTGAGCCCATCCCGGCCCATGACCTCGTCGAACCACTTGCCTTGCGGGCCGCACTGATTCTTGTCGAGCCGGACGAACTTGGCGTAATTGTGGTGAACCTTTCCCTTGCTCACTGCGACGATCGAGCGCGCACACGTCTTGTCACCGTGGTTGTAGTACAGGCACACCTTGCAGAGGGCTGACATCGGGCTCATTTAGGGTTCAAGCGGTCGTCGTCTCTAAGACCTTCACAGCCCCCGCGTAGTCGATCCAGTCGTCCAAAGTGAAGAAGCAAAAGTCGTCTGGAAGGACCCAATCCTTGAACTTGAGTTGGATTTCGTTCTCGTAGAGCCAATTCACCGGATTGATATCTGGTCGCCTCTGCCATTTCTTGTTCTGGACCCACTCGGTCATAATTTCCAAGAAGCGCTCATCGGTGTGGACGCCGGAAGGGTCGGCCCCGACGCCATCATAGCGGATCATTGGGTTTTCACGCGGTCTGTGACCTTAACTGGAAACCACCAGTCGATAATCTCACCCGCGCGGATCACGGCGTAGATGCACGCGGCGCTGACCCTTCCAGACATGGGGCTCTTCTTGTCGAAGATGCACTTGTGCGACAAGGTCTTGAGCTCGATGGTATTACGGGTGAAGTCCATTTAACCATTATTGGTTCGTTCCCTCTAACTCCCACACAATATTCTGCTCATCGACCGGATCGTCAAGCTGGTCGAGCTCGACCCACGTGCGCCTCTGCAGGCGCATCTGTTCGGCGCGCTCCTTGGCCGCGTCGAGCGTCGAGAAGGTGCCGATGAAGATGTCGTCACCCTTCCAGCCGATCGTGAAAAGTTGGTAGATGGGTGCCATTTAGTAATTTGAGCGCGGGATGGCTTTACCCGTATTCGAGTCGATTTCGATCGTTGCACCCTTTGGAATCGTGGGGTCGTGCTCACCCGGCTCGACTTTGTTTTTAACATCGAGCCATTCCCTGAGTTGCTCGGCGTTCATGGCGTCGCCCCAGACGCGCTGGGCTTGTGCAAAGGTCATTCCTTCGGCTTTTTCCCAAATTCTAACTTCGGGCTTGGCTGGGTCATCGATTACACACTCCGTCACCCACTTGGCGCCGGACCACGACATCTGGAGCGCGTAATGGATTGCATTTTCAAGTGTAGAAAAAGTGCCTACATATACAGAGTTTTCATCCGAACCCTTGGTGTGCAGGGTATACACTCGCCTGAGTCCGAAGCACCCCATATATAATGATAATATAGAAATCTCTATTTGGTCTTGGCCGCACGCTTGGCCCGGCGAATCTGCATAGCCTCGTAGTTCTTCACGTTGATGTACTTTTGGAGGTCGACTAAGTTGGTCGGTGCCAACCCCTTACCTACAGTTCCTTTCTTATAAAACTCTTTGCGAGCCTTGGCCGTCTTGAGCGCGTTCACGTTGCGCTTGGCGTTGTTCAGGGTGTACGTCTTCTTGGCCGGCTCGAAGAATGGAGCGAGCTTATTGAAGTTCGAGTTGGGGCTCTTATAGGCCGCAACGTAATTGCGGATCATCTGACGATTTTCGGGCTGCATAGACTTCCAGTACTTTTCGAAATTTGATTTGACCTGTATTGCGCGTTTTGCGTGCGGCGAAGGGCTTGGCGTCTTGGGTTTGGGCTTCGCGACCGACTTGCGCTTGATGGGCGGCTTGGGCTTATTCTCGAATGCGTTGTTCGCTAGCCACTCACCCTTGTTGCGCCAGTGCATCAGGACCTTGCGCTGGGCCATAGGGAGGCCCTTCCATACGAGAGAGTACTGGTGCTTGCGCACGGCCGCGGTGCTTTTGGTGAACTGGTTCAGCCGCGCCTTGACGTTGGTGAACGTGTTCGTCTTAACGGGCGACGCCTTCTTGAGTGGAAATTTAGCCCTCAATTTATTTGAAAAATTATCCCAATTTTCATACTTGAATTTGTATCCAGCGCTTTCCAGGTTGTTCACTTGTTGATAGCCATTGGTGCGATTCTTCGCCCCGGCTAATATAGAATTGAAAGTGGCCTTGGTGATATAGACGGGGGCCTTGTGCTCGGTCCGGGCCCACTTGCGCTTGAGGGCCGCACGCTGAGCCGGTTTGAAGAAGTTGTACAGATTGCTATTCAGCTGTCTGCCTAGATTAGGGTCGGTGAAGTTCAGGCCGTAGGCCTGTGGCGTATTGGTCTTGTACTTCATGAGGCACGCCGCACCTATGTCCTTCGTGAATTCCTTACGGGCGAATATGGCGAATGCGTACAGATGGACGTTAATCTGTCCATTTTTGAAAAATGAATAAGCCTCAGCGACCTCCTCATTGGCCACCTTCTTGAACTCGGCGATGTTCCACCAGTTGCACTTGAAAACCTTGCGCTGATTTGAATCGTAAATGTAGCCCAGACCGTTACAGACGAACCCGGCGATGGCGTGCCATCTGTGGGTCTCACTGCTGTTCGCATTTGTATTGGCTATGACAAGGGACGCGCACATCAGTTCGTACTTGGGGTCGGCAAGAAGCCCTTTGTGAATTTCGTCCATGTAAGATTTCGGATAGTACTTGTCCTGCATGACCACCACAAATTGAGGCTTCCGGCCCGCATGAAACTTGGGCGGGTCATTCGCATACTTGAAGTAGTACTCCTTGGCGAACCCAACGTGGTCCAGAATCTTTCCGATTTCAGCCTGAGGAAAAGCACCACTGCCGCCCATATTCTTGGCGACCGTGCCCTGAAGGCTCATACCTCCGAGGATCGACGCAGACTTGCCCGCCTTGAGGGACGCGGCGCGCGGACCGCTCATGAAGCACAGGTACTGGTCAATGAATTTCCAGAAGTAAATCTCCTTCGTCTTGGACAGGTTCTTCATCGGACACGGGGCGTTGAATTCGTCATCAAAATAGGCCTTCTCAGCCGGCTTGAGTTTTTTGTAAAAATTCGCCAGCCTGTTGTACAGGATCTTCTGACCATTCTCGGACAGTATGAACCCGTTGAGGATCGAGTAGAACCAGCACGTGCCACGCGTCTGGATGGCGCCCAACTGACCGCAGCCGTTGTTCATTACTAAGATCTTACATTAAAAGATTAAAGGGTCCATCAGGTAAATGAACCCGCTCTACAAGGCGTTGCTGTTCGCAGTAGGGTCACACGTCATGCGCTACGGTGCAGAATGGCTCTACTGGGAAAAGTGTACAGGACTTTTCGTTTCAATATTTTCAGGGGGATCTCCGGCGTGTCAAGGATTGCGCACAGTTGTGGACACGTTGTCGGTCTCGACGATCAACTGCGCCACCGTACTAGTAACCACAGCCCCACGATTGCTTGGAGCGTGATGACCACCACCACGCACTCGGGCAGGCGCGATCGTTTAGGGGCTGCCACCTCGCGTGGTTTTGTGCATGGGCGTTTAATCCACTTTTTCGTCTCTTCATCGTAGGTGACCTCAAAAGCCTCCATTACTCTTCTTCGGGATCTTCTTCCTTAGATCCCTTCAAACTTCTCCATGCGAAAATTATAACCAAGATCACTAGGATGATGCCGAGAAGGATCACCCACTTGTACGTCATGAGCGTGTCCCAAGTCTTGTAGGCTGTGAAGCCCGTCACGGCCGTGGCGCCCGTCCCGGCAGCCAGCAGTGCTGGTGGAATTCCTGGCTTTTTAGGCTCCTCGATTGGCTTGCCTGAATTTGGCATGTAGATGACCCGCATCTTCCTACTCTACATAAATCTTTTTTCTGGCATTGAATGGGAATCCGTTGAACTGCGTCGTGGCTGCACTCGTGTAGGCGCCCATATCTTCCCATTCGATCACGTCACCCTCCTGAATATCCACCGGCAAAAGAGTCTCCTTGGCGACGAGGTCGCCCCCGTCGCAGGTCGAGCCGAAGATGGTCATGGGCACCATCTCGGACGTGAGGGGCTCGCCGTCACGCAGCACCGCCTTGGGTTGAGGCGCGGCGTGATCAAACAAAATGCAATTAAAAGCTCCATACAGACTTTCATCGATTGTGACACCGGCTCCTTTCGTGCCTATGACCGGTGTGTACAGTGTGCTGACCCGTTCGGCGAAGAAGCGTCCCGGCTCGGCGATCAGCGTGTAGCCTGTCTTGATTGGTTCCTTCGGCAATCCGTGGGAGGCGCTAAATCCCCCCCCAATGTCTATAATGTGCGGGGCGTACCCGTGTTCGCGAGCGAGTTCGCACGCCCGCTCCGCCTTCTGAACCCCTGACGAAAAGACGCCCGGAGTCGTGGCGAACGAGCCGACATGGAACGAAACGCCCACGACGTCAAAGCCGTGGGCGCGCGCCGTGAACAACAGAATGTCCCAATCGTGCTCCTCGGCGCCGTACTTGACGCCGAGGTTGCACCGAGCCTTTGGATCATCGGCTCTAATTCTCAAAAGAAGTTCCGGGCTCCAGCCCGCGCGCGCCATCTTTTTGAGCTCGCACACGCTGTCAAACGTGGTTCGCATTATTCCGTTTTTTTTTGCGAAAATAACATCCTGGAAACGTTTGCACGGATTTGCATACAGAATTCGCTCTGGATCCACCCCCAAGTCAAGGACTTGTTGAATTTCCGCCGGACTGGCACAGTCGAAGTTCGACCCGAGAGTTGCCAACGTGGCAACAATCTGGGGATCTGGGTTGCACTTGACTGCGTAATACGGCGTGACGTGGGGCAAAGCCTCGGTCCACTCGTGATACACATTTCTGAGCACGGTTAGATCTTGGACATAATAGGAGTCGGTGGGCAGGCCGACTCCGGGACCGACCATCAAGTGGTAGTTTTTTCTGAGATTTTTATATGAAGAGACTTGACCTGCTGAAGGGAGTGGCCCGCGGACAGACGCGTCGCGAGGCCCTCCTGATGAAAAGGGGGCCCTCGCGACGGGCGGCGCTCCTGGAGCAGACGAGGCTCCAGCCGACCCGGTTTCAGAACCGTGCGGGTCGGCACTTTTTCGTGACGCTCAAGGGATCGTACGTCGTCCTCGAGTACGGCCGACGCGTCTACGGTCGCAAGGCGCGGTTTATGGACGGTAGGCGCATCGCAAACGCCTCACGCGTTCCAGCGCGTATTCGGCCGAAACGCGTCTGACACGGCGTATGCCTCGGCCTCGAACGGATGCTCTACGTACTGCACGACGTCAGAGATGCCCATAGGCCGGGAAGACTTGTAGAACGAGTCGGCCGGCACGTTGCCCTTGAACCACACACGGCCGTCCGTGTCGGGATTGGCGCGCAGGTTCTGGAACGTGGCGTTGGACTGCACGTAACCCGTGGGAATCTTGGGACCTCGCATCTTCTGTACCACGTGGACCATCTCGTGCGTCAGGGTCGCCGCGTCAACAATTCCCGGCACGACAATCACCTGGCCGCGCGTGTGCGGGAGGCCCTCTTCGTACTGCGCCTTGGCGATGTACCACGGCACACCGCCATAGCGCGTGCCCGCCAGGTATTCATCGGCCCTCTGGATCTCGCGCCATATGGCGTCCTTCTCCTCAACCGTGAATTCCTGGGCACTTTTAACCGCCTTGTCAATATAGTCCGAACGGGACTTGGCATGGCGCGCCAAAAGATCAATTGGAGTCAAACGGCTCGCGAACCCATCCTGGTCGGCCTGCAGCAAATTCATGGTCTGTGTACGTGAGAGGAACATCACCTAAAGGATACGATCAAAAAAACCATAATGGCCAGCCGTATCTTCCTGCTCGATCGCTCAGGCTCCATGGAGACGTGCTGGGACGACACCATTGGCGGCTACAACTCGTTCGTCAAGGACCAGGCGGAGTTCGGTGGGACCATGACGCTCGTGCAGTTTGACCACGAGTACTTGGTGACGTATTCGAAGACGCCCATGGACAAGGTGGTCCCGCTCACGCGCGAGACGTACAAGCCACGTGGGTCCACGGCGCTCCTGGACGCCATAGGTAGGACGATCAAGGAGTGGAAGGAGGAGACGGCTCCGACCGTCATTATCCTGACGGATGGCATCGAGAATGCGAGCCACAGCTTCACCAAGCCGCACATCAAGGACCTGATTGAGCTCAAGACCAAGGATGGCTGGCAGTTTGTATACCTGGGCGCGAACCAGGATGCGTTTGCCGAGGCGGGCTCGATGGGCATTGCGCCCACCTGCACCATGAACTACGAGGGAACCAACACACCCGAGGCGTTTACGCGTCTGAGCGCGGCAATGTCGTCGCAGGCGTCGAACCCGACGCAAACTCTCGACCTAAACAATTGAAAATCTTCGCCCGGAGTTCGTCAATCGTGCCGTCGTTCGCCACCTCGTACATGGTGCTGGCCGAATCAATCGTGTACTCGAACAAGTGATCCGGGACCCCCTGACGTGTAATCTTAATAGTCACCCCTCCCCTCGTGTGAATCTCCTTAATGTCATCCACGAACCGCACGTCTGGGATGACGATCGGTGACCCGTCCCAGGAATCGAAAAAACTTTTTGTAAAAAAATTTCCACCCATACTCTGGCGCATCGCCTGCGTCAAGTGGACCATGGCGAATCGGGGCGTAATTCCCCATCGCTGGTCCACCTCCTCCTTGGCGGCGCTCTCCACCTCCACATCACTCCATCCGTAAAGGACTTTACAAGCGTCCTTTACGGGCTGAGCCAATCGACGCACCTGGTGCGTCCCTTCGAAAAAGCTCGCGACCGTGTCCTTGCCGACACGCGATCGACCCACGAGCCCGATAATCATTTATGTAATGTTAGAATCTATTGTTTAAGCGCCAAGTCTGGGCTCGGCCGCCGTGTTCGCGGCGGTCGGCGCACGCGCCAGACCGGCCATATCGAACAATACCAGGGCGCCCCACGCCGCACCCGACAACTTGGTGGCCACCGACTTGCCCGCCCCCGTGCCGACGCCATAACCCATCGTCGACGTCACGCCCGCGTACAGCAGGGACAGGATGATGCCCTGGAGCGCGTCAGCCTTGGCGACGGAACCATCGCTCATTTGAGCGCAAACCAGACCGAAGATGATGGCCACGAACGACCAGGCGCCAGCCACGGTCGGCAGGTACGCCGTCTCATCCTTGGCCTTGCCCTTGCCGCCCTTGGACATGGCCATATACGGGACGATGCCGGCGATAATCAGAGCAACGATGCCCGCCATCAGCAGCCACCCCTTCATACTCTTATTGTAACGAAGCCAGAACTCGAGACCGAACACGATGGACAGGGCGATTATGGACCCAATAACACCACCCACGTTCTTTCTGCCGAGCATAAGACCAGTCGTGAAGCCGAAACCCGACTCGATGCCAATCACACCGAGCATCTGGAGGAACTTGGGGACGTTCGAGGGCTTGGGCTTATTGCCACCGTTGTTGGCGAACTGCTGCGGAGCCGTCTCGAACACCTCCGCCTCTGGCGGTGCATTTGCTGAAGGTCTGTTCGCCATTTATTATTCTAGACTGAGGAAAAAATTAGACCACCGATGATGCGCCGATATTCGTCGCACCCGGTGGCGCACCGCCGCCGGAAATCTTCGCCTGCATCTTAGTGAAAAGAGTTTCACCCTGAGACTTGGCGGCCGCGGCTATACCCGTCTCCTTCGCGTATATCCAGAAGTTGTACATCATCGCCACTATGCTCGATATGAGGCCCAGAACGACGAGGCCGAACCCGGCACCCTTGCGCTCTTTTTTAGGCATTTTGTTGATGGCCACGGATATGATAATCATGAAGCTAAGAGCTATAATCGTGAACAGGAGTGTCGGCCGAAGATACTTGGCGGCGCCCGAAAGTGCATTAACGTTGCTCATTTACTAGAGGCCCCGAAAATAATGCGCCGTCCGAGTACTCGCTGGGTCCTGGCAAGAGCCCCGTTCATAGTGGGGCTTGACCATAGTAGCCAGCGCGACCAAAAGCCGGGCGTGTACCGGCCTGAACGGCCCCAGTTCTCCCTGCGTCGGTGACGAATCACGTATCGCTTCATACGGGTCGAGTCCTTGTGCATCGTATAGTCCGAATACCCCCTGGCCCCAAAGTGGACGGTCCTTCCCTCTGGGAAGATCGCCTTGAACTTGTGCCGACCGTCAGTGTCGCGCACGACTCGCACGGTCCTAGTACTCATGTTTTCAGGCTAATTCTTATTGAGATATAAATCACGAGTGCCAATATGATGACGTTGAAAGCCATCCATCCTATGATGTAGGGCATGAAGGCGTTGTTTTCGAGTATCATGTTTAAGACTTGCTTCGTGAGAGAATCATCGGACTCTTCAGGTATGGATCGCTTCATTAAAACAAAGAGTCAAAAAACCGTGTCGGGCTCGGCGCAGGAGCTGGCTGGCGCGAGCGCCGTGTGCTTCTGGGGCCCGCCTGGGATTGGCAAGACGCACCTGGTCGAGATGACGGGCGGCATCTGGTTGACCGAGGACATCTTGCGGTCGAAGCAGGGCACTCTCGACTTTTTGGATCGCGCACGTAGCGCCGACCGGCCTGTGATCATAGACGATTTTGAATCAGTCGAGGACCTCGTGGGACTGCGTGAACTCACCGGCCCGCCTTCACGGGCCCAACTCCTCATCACGGCCCGGAATCCCGTCAAGCTGCACTTCCCCGTACTCAACCAAGAGTACCCAGCTCCTTCATTTGAAAAAATTGAAAAAAGATCGGAAGCGCACACGTCTGAACTCCAGTCACGTTTCGGAATCTCGTATGCCGTCTTCTGCTTGAAAAAAAAAAAACTTGATCGATCATAAAGACTACCATAGACAGCAGAACAACGAGAAACCTAAGCAGTCTAACACCACTCAGACAGCACCGGCATGTCTCCATTGCTAGCATGTACCAGGCCAAACCAAACTGCACTACGCCGCAGTCA